ACTAGAACAATGAATCTTCTGAATAATCCATTTAAAGCTGTTGATGCAGTAACAAATAAAATAGGATTTGGTTCACTCGGCCTAGACTTTGGTAATTTATTAGGTGCAGTTCTTGGAAAGAGTTTATCTATTCCTCAGGTGCAATCCTTTGGACAAGAAATGCCTAGTCTGCCAAAAGATTTTGTATTACCAGATAATGCAGTAGCTCCGCCAAGTATTATTTTGCCAGATGCATCTACTAATATTAGAAGTAATCTGAGAGAAACTAATCCTTTACCACCAAGTGTTCAGGTCTCAGAGCCTCCACTAAATTTAAGTGCCGGTGCTTCGGACTTTACATTCCCTCTTCCAGCCAGTTATAAATTTACAGAAGTCGGAGGATTTGAAGAACTTGAATCTGAAATTAGAAATTGCAAAAGACCTTTGACAACATCTATAGTATATTGGTCTACGACTTATTCGAATCGTGACTGGGATTCATATCAATTAAATGAGTTTCATACTTATAGACAAATTAACGGACTTGGCGCTCGAGCATTTTCAAGGTTAGTTGCAAATGATCCTACGTTTGGTAAAATTGAATGGCACTATGTTATTCGTAAAGATGGTGTTATTCAGAGAGGCCGGCCTCTTTCTCTCAATGATTTTGTTCCAAAGTCTGCAAACATAAAAGAAGAAAATGGATTGAAGATAGGATTCATTGCTGGTTTTAATGGACCTAACGATGATCCTGCAGCTAAACTTACTTCAGACTCTATTACACCTAATCAGTGGCAAGCTTTTGATGCATTCATTACAGCATTCTATAATGCTATTCCGGGTGGTTCGATTGTTGGAGCTCAAACTTTTTATAATGATGATTTACCTACGGGTCCAGGATTTGATGTAGAGACATATATATCCAGCAAATATAAAAAGACAAATACAGTAACAACTAAACTCCTTGCGCCAGAAGAAGTGAATACACAGAAGCCAGTGGAAGTTGTTAAACCTTCTCGAGTTAATTTGCCAGAAGAGCCACCGTTAGTACCAAAGACGGTGCCTCAGCCTGTAGAAACTACTCCTCCTGCTGGAAAATCAGAACCTACTGAAGAGCAGTTAAAAGCAGCTTCAGAAGAATATACTAAGTTGTTGAGAAGATCTGAAAGATTAGACTCAAATATTAAAAATATTGAAAAAACAACAAAGCAAAAATACGGTAAGGAACTTCCGGACTTTGTGACAAATGATTTAAATAAAAAATATAATGAACAAGCAGATGTTGATTCTCAGTTACTTGCACTAAAGAAAGATCTTATGAATAATAACTTTACATATGATAAACAATCAAATACATGGGTGGAGATTTAATAATGGCAAGAAGACCAACAGTTGTAGATGGATTCAAAGATGCTAATCGCCAATATCCTCTCCCCGAATATTCGAATCAACCTTCGACAAATAAGGCTGTGCGAGGTGGCAAGACAAATAAAGTATATCTCGGCGGCGGAGATATTACAGTTGATCTTGGGTTAAGACCTCTTCTTCCTTCGCAGTATCCAAAGAATAACGTAAAGAAAACCATTACCGGCCATATTGTTGAGATTGATGATACACCCGGTAATGAGCGTATGTTATATCGCCATCGCACTGGATCTGGTATCGAGATGAGAGCAGATGGAACTGTTATCATTAGTTCTGTTGATAACACTGTACGAGTCACTGGCGGAGACGAGAAGGTTATTGTAGAAGGTGATGGTGAAATCTCCTACAATGGTAATCTTACACTTAATGTTACTGGTGATTTTGACCTCAAAGTCGGTGGTAACTTTAATGTAGTTACGTCTGGCGATAAGTTCGAAGAAACACGTGGTGGAAGAAAAGATTTAGTTGAAAAGAATTTTGAACAAACTGTAAAGAAAAATAGATCATCTTATACGCTCGGTACTAATACTGAAACTATTCTTGGTGATAGAAATAATATCACAAAAGGTGTTCTTCGAAATTATGTAGAGGGTAACATTGAACAGCTGAGTGGTGGAAGCCTTGTGTTAACAGCTGAAGATATTATTACAATGTCATCACCTAATATCAATATTGGTGCTAAGTCTCTGACTGTTATTGGTGATAGCGGTACAGTCGGTGGCGAGAATATTATTATGTACAACTATAATATGTACACCGGTCACTCTATTGAAGCTGTTGATACTATCACCACTGCCACTACCTATTCTGATCGAGTCAACTCTACATCAATGCACGCTACTACATTCCACGGTGACTTAGCTGGTAAAGCAGCAAGAGCAGGTGATGCTGATACTTCAGCTGCTCCTGGTCCAGGAGGCGGATCAGGTGTGTATACAACTGAAACGGCTACTGATGTAGATCCTAAAGCTACTGTATTAACAAATAATGCAAAGATGGATGCTTACTTGCATCAATCTTCATTTGGTGTAAGACAGGTTGACATTGATCCTGGTGCTATTATGAAAAATCAGATTGATAAAACTGTAGAATATGGTGGCATTTCTACTCGTAAATTAACAACACCAGAAATTAGATCTAAGATGAGAGATCCAAACACTGCAACAAATAAACAGTTTGTTGGTTCAATGATTGCTGAAGGAAAACTTTCTCCTGATTATATTAATGCATTGCCACCAGAAACAGGAAGAAAAGTTGGGCCAGAGTCCACACCGCGTAGAAGTAGCAAGCCAATCGCGGGTAGACTAGACACTCGGAGATTTACGTAATGCCTACATTTACTCCAGATCCTCTATATAATCCTGAGTTTCAAGATAAGATTACTGCAAGGACTAAGCTAGCTCCTGGTATCACTATGGCTAAATTTTTAGCAGGATATGGCGATAACTCTAATCTAAATCATATTGGAAGTGATATCGAAAAACTTAAACTTGCTAAGCAATACTATTTACACGGACAAGTAATGCTCAGTGTTTCTCGTAATGACTCAGAATTTGAAGATTTCAGATTAGTTGTTGCTGAAGGATTATATAGGCCAGGACCAAACGAAACTCTTTTACCGGGAAGTGTTAATGATAGTTTAAAAAATGGATACGCTGTTGTATATGAACTTTTAGATAGTAAAGGCTTGAATGCAACCGCAAAAACCTTTGATTTAGCAGTTTACTGGAAAGATGTATTACAATTTGAAAAATTGATTCTTGATTATGATACTTATGATCCAAATGGACATCTGAATGCTCAGATTATTTTGATTATGCCAAAGGTTCTAGATTCTTGGAGTGTAACTTATGAAAACACTCTTGAAACAAGATTCAATAATTATGTTCAATCTACAAATGAGCTAGTAGAAATTTTAATGCCCGAAAAAGAAACTTCAGCTCAAGTTTATGGATAAATAGCATAAATAGTTTTATACAATAGAGATTAATATGGCAGTAAGAGCATTTGCAGCAGAAGATGGCAATCTACAGACTAAATCTGTAGTTGTCGCAAAAGAGAAAGTCTATAGAGATATAGATCTCACATTTGCTCGTAAACCTTCTGGTGACATCTATAAAAAGACAGATGCCGCTGCAGTGAAACAAGCTGTTAAGAATATTCTTTTGACTAACTTATATGAAAAACCATTTGCGCCACAATTTGGTTCTGATTTGTCTTCTCTGTTGTTTAGCCTAGATACTGATTTTGCTGAAGGCGATGTCCGCGAAAGAATTATTAATTCTATTAATAAGTATGAGCCAAGAGCCCGAGTTATGTCAGTTAAAACTACAATAAACGGCGATCAGAATTCTGCGAGAGTTACGGTGACATTTCAAATTTTAAGCACTTCAGAAGAATTTACAATCGATTTAACATTAGCGAGGTTGAGATAAATGGCAACCACTATTAAGTCAACTGATCTAGACTTTGATACTATCAAAGCTCGATTAAAAGACTACTTAAAATCACAAGACGAATTTTCGGATTATAATTTCGAAGCATCCGGCATTTCAAATGTTTTAGATGTGTTGGCATATAATACGCACTTCAATGGATTAATTGCTAACTTTGCTTTGAATGAATCTTTTCTGAATACTGCTCAATTAAGAAGTTCGGTTGTATCTCATGCTGAAGCTTTAGGTTATGTTCCTCGCTCGTACACTTCAGCAAAAGGTCTTCTTAATATTGCTTTGACCATTAATCTCACTAATCGTCCGACAAGCATAACATTGCCTGCTAATACTAAATTTTCAACTGAAGTAAATAGTGTCAGCTATACTTTCCAGACTCTTGAAAAATACACAGCTGTAGATGATGGTAGTGGCTTTTATCAGTTTTTGACTAATCAAGGAAGTGAAGATATTCCTATCTATGAAGGTACTATGAAAACTAAAACTTTCTTTGTTGGTGAGACCAGTGAAGAACAGATTTATGTTTTAAGTGATATTACTATGGATACGTCTTCCTTAAATGTGAAAGTATATGATACAGCTTCGGGCAATTCATACACTTCATATACTAATCTCAGAGATGCTGTAAAGATTGATACTACGTCTACACATTATCAGATTAAAGAAGTGCCTAATGGTAATTATGAATTACTTTTTGGTGATGGTGTAACTACAGGTAAGAAGCCTTCGGCGGGAAATAAAATTGTAGTTGAGTATCTTTCGACAAAAGCAATGGAAGCGAATGGAGCTACAAGCTTTACTGCAAATGCTGACTTGACTATTAATGATGTAGACTATCCTTTAGCAGTCACTGTTTCATCTGAATCTTCGGGTGGAGCTTATAAGGAATCAATTGATTCAATTCGTAGAAATGCACCTATTGGTTTTGCGTCTCAACAAAGATTAGTCACAGCCGAAGATTATAAGGCACAGATTCTTGCTCGTTATAATAACTATCTTACTGACGTAATTGCTTGGGGCGGTATGGATAACGATCCGCCTAAGTACGGAGCAGTTTATGTCTCATTGAATTTTAAAGATGGTGTATCAGCTGACATTCAGCAGGATGTAAAAGATCAGATTGTCGGTGATTTGACTTCAAATATTTCTGTTATGTCAATTGACACGTTATTTACGGATGCTATCACGACATTCCTCGAATTAACTACGTTCTTTAATTTAGATCCTGACTTAACAAACTCAACTCCTCTTGCTGTAGCAAATGATATTGATGAATTAATTCAGACATTCTTTAATAATAATCTTAAGAATTTTGGCAAAGTATTTAGAAGATCACAGTTATTAGCAGATATCGATGAATTGGATGAAGCTATTCTAAACTCGAGAATGGATGTAAAAGTTCAGCAAAGATTTACTCCGTCTATCGGTCAATCACTGTCTTATACATTACAATTCCCGGTAGCATTAGCAAATCCTGATGATGAATTTTATAGAATCACAAGTAATAGATTTGTATTTAATAATCTATCTTGCATCATAAGAAACAAGTTAAAGTCTAATAAATTAGAAGTTGTTGATATTGAAGGCAATATCCAAGTTGATAACATTGGTTCTTATACACCTGAAACTGGAACAGTGAATATTGTAGGGTTTAATCCAACGAGCATTGAAGGTACTTCTCAAGTAAAAATTTCTGCAGTACCTACAAATCAAAGCACCGTTCGGCCTTTAAGAAATTATATTCTAAATATTGACACTACTAATTCTATTACGTCTGCACAGATTGATTATCAAGAAACTAGGTTGACTCTCTAATGGCGCATAAACTAAGCGATTACGGTCGCAGAGATGTTAATTTAATTGAAAGAAAAATTAAGGATGTTTTGCCTGAGTATTTCAGAGCAGAGTATCCTGACCTTGTGACTTTTCTTACGGCATATTATGATTTTATTAATCAAGAAGATGCAGCAAATAATTATGATATTGATGTAAAGCAGTTATATCAAGTAAGAGATATTCCAGAAACCGAACTTGCAAACTTAAATAGGATTATTAAAGAACTAAGTGCTGGATTAGAAAACGGCGATCTCTTCACAGATCCTCGTTTTACAGCTCGAAGATTTGCAAACTTCTTTAGATCAAAGGGATCTGAAAATTCTATTCGTGAATTCTTTAGAGCATTCTTTCAACAAGAAGTTGAAATTGAATATCCTAAAAGACAAATGTTTATTGTCGGTGAATCTGAAATTGGATTCAACTCCTTAAAGTTTATTCAGAACTATGAGTTATATCAAATTTATTCTATTCTTATTAAAACAGGAATTGGTACACAAACTTGGAATACTCTCTATAAAAAATATGTTCATCCAGCCGGATGGTATTTCCAAGGGCAGGTTGTCAATGAAGGTGAAGCTGATCTTGGATTAAATTCTATGCCTTTATCGCTGGCAGATTCAAACATTGGTCCTATTCTTCTTTCTCAAGCTTCACTCGATGTAACTGCACCGTTTACCCAAGCAGTTGCACTCGTTGAAAATGAAACACAGTATTCGGATATTGATAAGAACTACATTTCAAGGTATCAGACATATACTGCTCAAGAACTTCAGCGCAACTTCTATAATATTAATGACCTTGTTTCACCAAACGCTCCTACTTTCGACGACAGTGCAAATGCTGGTGCTGAAGCAGACATGGCAGGCACACTGTACACAATGGATGGAACAAGATATACTGACAGCAATAATGCATAAGTTTGATACTTAATGCTTATTTTCAATATAAATACTTTTAATCACGTTGTAAGGGATTAAAATGACAAGACAAAATATTGCAATCGGATCTTCTGCCAATGATGGCACCGGCGATACTCTTCGCGCGGCAGGTCAAAAGATTAATGAAAATTTTGTAGAGATCTATCGTCGGTTCGGTGGAGACAGTGATGCGCTGTCAACGCAAATTACACTGTCAAATACTGCTATTATCTGGGAAGGTACTAGTGCTGACAGTTGGGAAACAAGTCTTATTGTTGCTGATCCTACTACAGATAGAACTGTGACTATTCCTGATGCAACAGGAACAATCGTATTGAATAGTGCGACTCAAACCCTTACAAACAAAACTTTGACAACGCCTACTTTAACGACTCCAAAGATTAATGATACTTCGGCAGATCATACATATAATATTGCGGTCAGTGAATTAACTGCGAATAGAACGGTGACACTTCCTCTCTTAACAGGAAATGATACATTTGTATTTGCTAATCACACTCAAACGCTTACTAATAAAACTTTAACTACTCCAACACTAAATTCACCTACAATCGGTACACTTATCAATGATGCAAATGGCGCTGAAATTATTAAGCTTACTGCTACTTCATCAGCTACGAATGAAGTAACAATTGCAAATGCTGCGACAGGTTCTGGCCCAACTATTTCTGCCACGGGCACTGATACAAATGTAAACTTAAATGTGAGTGCTAAAGGTTCAGGTGCAGTTGAGACGAATAAGATTGCCTTTAATCATGTAAGTCAAACTGCAGACGGTGCTGTATCAACTGAAAGATCATTTATTATTTTCAGTAAGGCATCTGCTCTTGCTGCTACACTTGCTAATGGCACAGTCACTGGTGAATTTAAGGTAATGGTAAACGCAAACACTGGATTAGTCACAGTAACACCAGCTAGCTTTGCACAAGGCACTTCCTTCTCAATTGCAGAAAATGGCTCATGCCAAGTTATTTGGGACGGCAGCAATTGGTTCATGATTGGATCTGCTGATTCGTCTGATACATATATAACTATTACTTAAGAGATAAACGATGACAGCAATTATTACTGACGCACTGAAAAAACAATTACTCGATACGATTTATGACGAGTTTGATGCAGGCGCTACTAAGTACTATATTGGGATCGGAAGATCTGAGCAATGGGATAGTGCTGAAACAGTACCTACTCCTACGAATTCTTTGAGATCTCAAAGAAATGCTCGTTTATCTTTGCAGTCTATTAAACTTGCATCCGATGCATCGTACGTTATTCCTCGCCATAACTGGTCTTCTGGTACAATCTATAGTGGCTATGATGATGCGTATTCTTCATATCCTACAAATGCTTATTATGTATTGACCGAAGATAATCAGATTTACATTTGTCTGCAACAAGGCAGAGATAGTAATGGTTTAGCAGTTGCTTCAACGGTGAAACCTACTGGACAGTCAACTAAGCCTCTTAGAACTTCTGATGGATATGTTTGGAAGTATCTCTATTCATTGAGTGGTGTAACATCTGCACGTTTCTTATCGGCTAACTTTATGCCGGTTGCTCTTATCGAAGATTCTTCGGGTTCTGCTGCACTGAATTCAATTCAGCAACAGCAAGCCCTTGTCCAAGAAGCAGCAAGTTCTGGACAGCTTTTAGGATTTAGAATTACTGATGGCGGAACAGGATATACTTCAGCACCTACTGTTACTATTAATGGTGATGGAACTGGAGTCTCTGCCACTGCTACTGTAAGTGGTGGTGCTATTACAAAAATTGAACTAGATTCGAGTGTTGATAGTGGCATGACAATGGGTCATTCATATCAATATGCTGGTGTAACTCTAACTGGCGGTGGAGGATCAGGTGCAGAAATTAGAGCTATCTTAAGTCCAGCGAATGGAATTGGTGCTAATCCTATTAATGATCTTAGATCTTCTTCGATCATGTTTAATGCAAAGCCTGCCGGGGCCGATGGCAATGATTTTATTGTAGATCAGGACTTTAGACAAATTGTTCTTATGAGAGCACCTGCGGATTATAATGATTCTGCTTATACAGACACGACTGGTAAAGTTCTTCGTTATCTTAGACTTACATCAGTAAGTGATGCTTCTAACTTTGTGGTTGATAGAACAATCACTGGAGGCACTTCAACTGCGCAAGCAATTATTGATCAAGTTGATAGTGATAAGATTTATGCTCACCAGACAGAAGCTACTGGATTTGTTAGCTTCCAAGAAGGAGAAGCTGTAACATCACCTGGTGCGACCGGTACACTATCCGCCGAAGGGTACGATGTGGATAGTGATGCATTTACGAATGACGATGTCAACAAATTCTCGGGTGACATTCTCTATATTGAAAATAGAGCACCCGTAGTTAGATCAACAGATCAAACAGAAGATATTAAAGTTATTATTTCACTCTAGGATATGAAGAATGGCAACTGTAATTACTAGCTCAACTTTCACGAATACTTATAAGGATGACTTTGCTGATAGCGATGGTTATCATCGTATTCTTTTTAATAGTGGTAAAGCTTTACAGGCACGTGAACTTACGCAAATGCAAACTATTCTGCAAGAGCAGATTAGAAGATTCGGTGATAACATCTTTAAGGAAGGTGCAGTAGTAAAGCCAGGAAGTATTGCTCTTAATAATAGCTTTGAATTTGTAAAATTAAACACTTCTACAAACGCTCTTCCAAATACACCGAGTAATTTAGTTGGAACTTCTTTTACTGGCCAAACATCTGGAGTTATTGCAAGAGTTATTGAAGTTATTGCTGCTGAGGGCAGTGATCCAGCTACTCTCTATGTACAATATACTGACACTCTTTCATCGACATCCGCAACTACGGGTCCTATTAGGTTTGATCCAGGCGAAGATCTTAACAATGGAAGTGTTACTTTAACAGTACAGACAACTAATACTACTTCTAATCCGGCAACCGGAACTGGTTCTAGATTTTCTGTTGGATCTGGAATTTACTACACTAAAGGATTTTTTGTCTTTACAGATAATCAATCTAAAGTAATCTCGAAATACTCAGATGCGCCAGATGCTGATATTGGATTTAAAGTCATAGAAGAAACAGTCACTGTTTCTGATGATGATGGACTATATGATAACCAAGGTGCTACTCCTAATCTTTCATCTCCTGGCGCTGATAGATTAAAAATTAGATTAACTATTGCATTAAAAACTGAAATTGCATCTGATGAAAACTTCATTCACTTAGCGACTCTAAAGAATGGTGCACCATTCGCGACTAATCAAGTTACAGATGCTTATGAAGTTCCTAATGATGTAATTGCGCAAAGAATTTTCGAAAATTCTGGTAACTATGTCGTAGAACCATTTACTGTTAAATTTGATTTAGATAGTGATGCTACAAAGCTTCAACTTCAAGTCAGCGATGGTATTGCAGTTGTTGAAGGATATAGAGCAGCAAGACACTTTCCTTCGGTTCTAAGAATTGATAGAGCTACTAATACAATTTCTTTAGAAAATCAACAAAGCTCAGCAAATTATGGAAATTATGTAGTAGTAGATCCTTCAAATACAAGTGGCCTCCCTAATATCAACACTTTTGAAAAATTAAATTTAAGAAGTGCTGTTGACTATGGAGGCAGCACTATAGGAACATGTAGAATTTCTGCTATCAATGAAGGAGCAGGATCTAGTTATAACTATCACTTAATTGATATTCAAATGAATTCTGGACAAGCATTCCGGAATGTAAAGAGTATTGGAACGAGTGCCACAGACTATTTTAATCCTACGCTAGAAAATAGTAAAGCCGTTATTAAAGAACCGGGAAATAATCTTTTACTTTTTGGAATTCCAGAACAAAGACCTAAAGCAATTAGTGATATCACTGTAGATGTACAAAGAAAATTTTCAAATGTCACAACTGACGCCGGCGGAGCTGGATCAGTAGCTTCATTAACTGGCACTGGAGAAACATTTGTCAATGTAGGTGATTGGATTGCAGCAAATGCTGATAGTTCGATTGATACTGGAATTGTATTTGCATCTGATGGCACATTCACTGGCGGTCCTGCTAGCTCGAGTAATTTAGAAGTAATCGGATATGTTAGAAAATCTGCAGCAAGTGTAAGACAAAAAATCTTGACTGACGGATCTGTCATCGGACAAATGGAGTCAGATGGATCTGGCTTAAAGTATCTGTCTATGAGAAAAGCTGATATTTATTCTTTGACAGAAATTGTTAATACTGCTGATAGCAGTCAAAGCTATTTTAATAGATTTACTTTAGATAATGGTCAGCGCAATTCTTTTTATGGTACTGGTAGACTTATTCTTAAAGCTGGAAACTCAGCTCCTTCCGGAAATGTCACAGCAAAGTTTAAGTACTTTAGGCATGGCACAAATGGAGATTTCTTCTCGGTCAACTCTTATACCGGTCAAGTAGATTATAAGGATATTCCATCTTATATCTTACCAAGTAATAGAGGAATAGTTCGTTTAAGAGAAGTTTTAGATTTTAGATCTATTAAAGATTCTGATGGAGATTTTGTAAACAGTGGCACTGGTGCTCGAGTACATGAATTGCCTCAACCAAATGATCTGATACAATTTGATGCTGTACATTACATACCTACGGCTGGTAAATTGCTTCTTGACATTGAAGGCAACATTGTATTTGAAGAAGGTACCCCAGGATTGATTCCACAGCTTCCTCTTAAGCCTCCTCAGACTTTAGAATTATATAATATTGGACTAGGTGGCAACACACTAAGTCCAAAAGATGTTGCTATTAAAAGAATCGATTATAAAAGATACACTATGGCTGACATAGGTGATTTAGAAGAGCGCATTGATAAGCTAGAAGAAATTACAGCTTTATCTATGCTAGAAATGGATACAAAGAACTTTGACGTTCTTGATTCTTCTGGAAATAACAGAACTAAATCTGGTTTCTTTGTAGATAACTTTTCTACACAAATGCTCTCTTCAGTTGCTAATCAGGGTTATAATGCTTCGATTGATCCACAAAGAAAGAGTTTAAGACCCGCACACGGTGAAGATAATATTAAGTTACTTTTTGATTCTGCATCTTCTATAAATGTTATAAAAAAAGGTGATAATGTTTATATTGCATATGATGAAGCATTATATGTAAATCAAAATCTAGCCAGCCAATCTATTCAAATTAATCCTTTCTCGGTTGTAGTTCATGAAGGAACTGTTCAACTTTCTCCAGCATCAGACGAATGGAGAGATGTTGTAACAGCAGCACCTAAGACTATTGATGGAGGCGTCAAACTTAACACCGAACAAGCATTCATGTGGAATAACTGGGAATGGAACTGGGGCGGTACACCAATCGAAAAATTAAAAGTTGGAAGTACCACAAATGTTAAAAAATCTTCAACATCTTCAAAATATGTTTATGAATCAAACCGAGTTGTATCTGATGAAGTAGTTAAAAAGGCAGTAGCGAATAGAGTAATTGATGTTGTGCTTATTCCGTTCATAAGATCTCGTAAAATTTACTTTAAAGCTACTGGCTTAAGACCAAACTCTAAAGTCTTTGCTTACTTTGACGGAGTATCTGTAGCCGATTGGGTAAGACCGGAATCTTTCCAATATTATTCAAATGATACTACGGATTATGGAAATCTTTATAAAAATGCTACTTCACACCCTGATGGAAGTGATACACTTGAAACAGATGCTAACGGTGAAGTGACTGGATCTTTCTTCCTTCCTAACACTGAAACTATTAGATTTAGATGTGGTACACGCCAATTTAAGATCTTAGATATTAGTGTAGATAAAGAACAAGACGCGCTTGCAGTCGCTCGTGCTCCATACACTGCTGCTGGATATATCGACACATATCAAAAAGAATATCTATCAACTCGAGTATTAACAGTTCAAGGACAAAAAACTGTTAACAATAAACATTATAGCTATCAAGGAGATGATGGCGGTGGTCATACTAAAGTTGATGGATATGTTAACGTACAACTCGGTAAGACAGGCACGTGGTCAAATGATCCAGTCACTGTCGGAGGTTGGGCTAGAGATCCGAAAGGATTTGCTGGCGGCTTTGCGAATTATCATGATACTGATTATTACACAGGTAAAGACATCCTTGATAAAGCAACTGAGCAGCATAATTCCGCAGGCGATCCAGGACAGAAGATTGTTTGTACTGAAATGTATAGACAAACACAGCTTGAAGATTGGAAGCGTGCTATGAGGATCTGGGATACTTACCAACGTAGACATCTGACGCCTCTACATGAGGTAGGTTATCACTGGTTGTTCAAGCCTTACGTTGCAGGAATGCAAAACAGTAGTGCACTTACTAAACTGGGTGCTTATCTTGCACAAGAAAGAACTAAACACTTGAAACATGTTCTTACAAAAGGAAGAGCTAAAGATAGCTTAGTTGGAAATGTTTGGTGTAAAATTATTCATCCGATTGTATACGCAGCGGGTAAAATTAAAATGAGAAATAGTGGAAAAATAGAGGGTTAAATGGCAATTACATCAACCGGATATAGATTAAATAAGCATCCAATTGCTCAGTCATTCTATGTAGATGAAATTAATGGAATCTATTGCACGAAAGTAGATTTATTTTTCCAAGTACGTGATACTTCATTTCCTGTAGCAGTGCAGCTTCGGCCAATGGTAAATGGATTTCCTTCTGCCGATGCAGTTCTTCCTGGAACTCATATAATTAAACCAGGAAGTTCAATCAATGTATCTAGCGATGCCACTGCAGCCACAACCTTTGAATTTCCAGAACCCGTATTTTTAAAAGGTTTAACAGATTTTGCAATTGTTGTAACTGCAGATTCTCCTGATTATAAAATTTATGTAGCTCAAACAAATGAATTTTTATTAGGATCTACTGAGAAAAGAATCACACGTCAGCCTGTGTTAGGAAGCTTGTTTTATTCACAAAATGGAGCAACCTTTACAGCAGCGCAGAATCAAGATTTGACATTTAATTTATATCAAGCTAGATTTAGAAGAGAAACACCAAGTAAAGTTTATCTTTACAATGCTGACTTGCCTAAACAATTACTTAATGAAGATCCGATTACACTTGCTGCCGGCAGCTCAACTGTTACTGTAGAGCACTATAATCATGGAATGCAGGTTGGTCAACAAGTAAATCTTACTGGAATCGATTCTGCTGGCCTTGGAGGAATTAGATATAATAGCTTAATTGGAAATAGAAATATCACTAAAGTTGATTATAATGGATATCAGTTCCTTGCAGACTCCAGCGCAGATTCAGATATTGTCGGTGGTGGAGTTAATATACAAGCTACAAAAAATATTCCGTACTCGATTATTTATCCGCATATTCAAAATCTAAAACCAAATAACACTAGTATTGTAGCTGGAGTGAAAGGAACTACTGCAAGATCATTAGGCGGAACAGAAACTAGTTTTCAAAAAGGATCAACCTATCAACCTGTTATATTAAATGAAAATAATTTCTCAACTGTATTTTATCAAGTTGCTAATTTAGCAAGTGAAACATCTGAATTAGGTGCAGGCGTTAAATCCTTTGATATGGAAATAGATATTAGTTCTCGAGATAGCAATGTTTCACCAATTATTGATTTACAAAGAGCGTCGGCTTCTCTTATCAATTACGTCATTGATAATCAGTCTGGATCTTCGGATGCAATTAATTATGTGGCTGAAACTGATGCCGGAGAAGGTTCATCTGCTTCGAAGCATATCACAAAAATAATTACACTTGCAGAAGATGCTGTGGGAGCTAAAGTCATCTTTGCCGCACAGCGCCCAGCAAGTTCTTCTATTCAAGTATACTATAGGTTCGGAACAAGAGATGAAGATCTTATTAATAAAAGTTATACTCTCGCAACTGAAGAAACTAGTAATCCTTCCGATAACAATGGATTCACATTTAGAGACTATGAGTATTTAATTGGCGGACCCGGTGGATCATTAGATCCATTTGAACAAATGCAATTCAAATTTGTGTTAAAATCTAGTAATCAAGCTAGTGTTCAGATAATGAAAGATCTTAGAATTATTGCGTTGAGTGTATAAATGGATCATATTAAAATAGAAGGTGAATCTGGTTATGTTCGAGATAGAGACACCGGTGCGGTGTTGAATATAAATAAAAGTGAGATACAAGCTGCACGAGAAAGAAAAAAACAAAGAAAACTTAAAGAGCAAGAATTCGAAGACTTAAAGAATGAGGTAAGTGAAATCAAAGAATTACTTCTTAAGCTAGTAGAGAAACAGTAATGGCAAAAATTATCGTTAATTACACCGACACCGTAACTGGTTGGGTCGATAAAAATAACCAACTATCGGATAAAGTTGGTGATTTATCTAATCTAACGACTAATATTGACTCTGACTTAGTTGGAGCGATCAATAGTCTAGATTCAGATATCGGAACTCCGAGTTCACTTAACACTACGGCTCAAACAATCGTAGGTGCAATTAACGAGCATGAAACTGATATCGGCAATATGACATTCACTGGATTGTCAGCGACTGATATTTCTGGTGCAATTCGTGAAACCATTTCTGAAGTAGGTGATGTCACCGCTCTTAATACAACAGCTTCCACAGTAGTTACAGCTATCAATGAGCATGAAGCTGATCTTACGACAATCAATGATTCAATCGGAACCGGTGGACTTAATACTACAGCCCAAACTCTGATTGGTGCTATTAACGAGCATGACACTGAGATTGGTGCAGCTTCACTGAATACAAGTGCTACTACACTTCGTGGTGCTATCAACGAGCATGAAGCTGACATTACTACTATCAATGATTCGATTGGAACTGGTGGATTAAATACCACTGCTCAAACTTTAGTCGGTGCTATCAACGAGCATGAAACCGACATCGGTAGCATGTCATTAAATACGACTGCATCTAATTTGACAGCAGCAATCAATGAGCATGAGACTGACATTGGTAATATGTCTCTGACTGGATTGTCAGCTTCAGACTTATCAGCTGCAGCTAGAGAATTGAGAACAGAACTTGGAGATGTAACAGCACTCGCTACTTCTGCTTCTACAGCAGTCACTGCTATCAATGAATTACATACTCAACTCGATAATGTTGATTCCGATGTTGGAACTCTAAGTTCATTGACTACTAGTGATAAATCTTCATTAGTTTCAGCAATTAATGAATTACAAACTGAAATCGGTCAAATTGATTCTGATTTGGCTTTTGTGAATGTTGTCGGTGATGTTAGCTCTCTTACTACTAGCACTAAAGTAAGCACTGTAGCAGCTATCAATGAATTAGTCAGTCGAGTCGATTCTGCTAATACAAACCAGACTACTGATATTCGCAGTGCCGTGTCTGCAAGTGGTGACTTATCGTATAATAGTAGCACCGGCGTCTTTAGTATCGACGTAGAAACAATCTATACAAAAGCAAACTTTGATTCGGACCTCGGCGACGCATCAACCTCTAGTCTTCCAGAAGGCTCAAACCTTTATCATACCACAGCACGTGCAAGGCAATCTATCTCAGTTACAGATGCAGGTGGTGATGGAAGCTTATCATACAATAATTCAACCGGTGTTCTTACATACACTGGTCCTTCAGCTTCTGAAGTAAGAGCACACTTTAGTGCTGGTGAAGGTATTGATATATCATCTGGTTCAATCTCTGGCGAAAATGCTACTACTTCAAATAAAGGTATTGCTTCATTTAGCTCAACAAACTTTAGTGTTTCGAGTGGTGCAGTATCAATTGCAAATGACGGTGTTGCAAGAGCTAACTTGAAAGATGAAGTTGAATTAGTAATATATAATTCAAGTGGTTCAGCAATTAAAACATTATATGGCGCAGGAAGTTAAATTATGGCAGTCAGGACTCCTCTATATGAGTCAAGTGGGAACCTGAGAGAAATGACATCTGCTATGATCGATCAGATTGTAGCAAAAACAATTTACCTCTACTCACTTAATCCATCGGTAACATTATCACGGGTCTCGTCCGGCGGTAGCTTAGGATCTCTAACAGATTCTTACGTAATCGCAGGAGCAGCTATTACTCGTGCAGATAGATTTGCTACCGAAGCTGAAACAGCAGAGCCTACAACTTCAACAGATACGTATGCACATATTTCACAAAGTCTTGCGAGTGTAAGTCAACCATCAGACACCGGAGGAGTCGCTTTTCCATTATTCAACAATAGTGGCAATCTCCAAGCTATGTCTGCTGCTGATATGCTCGATACATTTATTGAACCCGCTATCACTTCTCTTTCATCTGGTTCGACTGGAACAGCTCAAGGTGGAACATATTTTGTTAGCACAAGTTCTTCTGTTAGTGGTGCTACTGCTGTAAGTGGTGATATTGTTTTTAGAGATAGAAAAGCAAATGTAAGTGCGTATACTGCTGGTGGAATTCCAGAAACTTTAGAGCAAACTACCACAGTGGCAAATTATTATTTGCATAGAATCAATGGTGCAGATTCTGCATACACCACTCCAGTATATGCTCGTACAGACAATAATCTTCAAGTTTATACTACATCAAACTTTAACACACTATTGCAAAACTACGTAAGATGGGCTGCTGTAAATCACACTGGTTATAGAATCTCATATAACTATGGTGGATCAGGAAGTGCTCGTGGAACTTTTACCAATACATTTTTAACTGGTGTTACTGGCAATTATCAAACAAATCGAATAAACACAGATGATTACCGTGCACAAGAATTTCCGAATGGAACAGAGACAACAGTTAATACTGCTTTTAATATTAATTTGACTTAAAGGATTATTATGTTTTTTGAGAATGATGATTATAAATTTGTGACAGCGCGTTTTACAGATCAAGAAAAAAAATTTATTGAAACGACTTGGAAAGATAAAAAACAAGATCTGCACACATATGGAATTGAACTTAATCCAGAACATCCACACTATATGCAACTACTTGACTTAATTTCTCTAGATGAAATACACGAAAATACAGTAAATCATTTTAGAAAAGAAAGACAGGTATTTGAAGAAGTTGTCTATGCAATTGCAAAACGAGACGGATTGATTGCAGAAGCTCTAACAGAGCAAAGCAAAAACAAATATGAAGCTCTTGTCAAATCTGTTTTTGTAGAATACGATGAAGAAAAAGACAAAGAAGACTTATTCAATTTAAAGCTAGCACTATTTGAATTAGATCAAGTAAGAAAATCTGATAATAGAGAACTTAAAGCTAAACTAAGAAAAGCTCCATCATTCGTTCATGCTATTGGTGCGGCAATTGAAATTTATTCCACCAGCCAGTAGTTTTCAAATGTTTATATCGCTGATTAAAAAGAACGACTGGGTATTCCGGTCGTTCTTCTGTTATAGTCTGATATGAACAGAATCCATAGTAATAACGCTTTGGCTGAAAATTTTCGTAAAGATACTTATCCACGCCTCTCCAATATTTTACCATATTGTAATTAGGATCTTCAGCAAACTTTTCATGTATATAAGATACATCTCCTTTCCATGAAATGATAGATGAGTTTAAAGGTGTATGCCAAGCATCTCTCCACCAAGCATGACACACATGTAAACTGTCATATATGAATCGATTACAGTCACCTTTAATTATTACATCTAGATCAAAATACAAATATTGATTCTTTGTGAATTTTTCAAACATTAATAATTTATTAAATACGCCTCTGTGATCATCATAACGATCTTCAGTAATTACATGAAATTTAGCATACTCTAAACAAGAGTATGTGTCAATCATATGCTTTAGATTATCAACATACCATTGATCGTACTTAGTACCAGTTTTTACACAAATTATTTCTAATGTCATCGTTTTTTATATGCTTGTGTATTGTATTATTAGGATTTGCAAAGTGAACAATTTTAATTTTAGGATTGAATTCATCTCCTAAATACATGTACATTTCATCAAATGCTTGAATATACTGTCTGTTTAATTTATTATTGTTATCGAAGTCATCTGTATATTTTGCTACCCATTCTCCTGGCATAGTTGTAACACTAATACCGTTCTCTGCGCAAGTGTCATATACAAAATTTTGCTCACCAAAATACCGATAGTGAACAGTACCATTAATAAAATAATGTAATTGCCATTTTTCCGGATCTTTGATAAATTTTTCCCATACAGCTTGAAGACTTCCAGCATTAAACTTGTACCAACCTCCGTTAATTTTTAAGTCATCACCGCCCCACCACTTGCAATAAGATACTAATTCATTATCATTTACAGGATATGATATCATTTCTGTTATATCTGAAATAATCACCTGATCAATATCCATTACAATAATTTCACCGTCACCAGTAAATTTCTTATCGAAAAACTGCATCTTAAACCAATGTTGTTTAATGCTTGTATTCGATGGAAGTGAAATTAACTCGTCACACTTTACAGGAGTATCGGAGTAACACACAAAATGAACAGGCACTTTGCAATTTCTTTTTATAGAATTGTAAAGTTTCTCTACGTAGTCAGGCGTGTATTTTCCTTCAAAATATAAACAGAAGATTTTAACCATACACATCCTCAAACTGTTTATTAATTACATGAACCATATAACTATTTTCTAAATGAGTATCCAACTCATCATATAATCTATGCCAATCATCTCCAATATTTGTAAATGGAATGTTATATCTTTCTAAAAGATAAGAAAAAAATATCTCATTATTATTAAGATTAGATAGCAACTTCATGCTATCTAATCTTTCTTCGTATTTAAGAAGAGATATAGATTTTTTATTGCCGGCAATAATTCCGGTATTTACAATGTGTTCATCATATGATATAATATCATCTTTAAATAGCATTTCTCTTTTTGCAAATGCTTTTGAACATCGATGATATTCGTCCCTTTGAAATTTTTGAATAACATATTTTTTGTAATTGCTAATACTAGAAGATAAATCGCCTTGCCATTCGGTATATTGATAATTCTCAATTTCTTTTTGGATAATAAGATTTGTGTTTTGATTTAGTATACAAATTTTATTTAAATCAAAAACATCAAAGAAGTTTTGGTTTGTCATAGGAATAACGTCAAAGTCTAAGTATAATACTTCATCATACTCTTCTGCAAACTTTTCCATCATGATTATTTTATAATGTTGTAAATCAATATAGCTCATTTCATTTGGAGAAAGTAGCATGAATTCAGCTGAGCATAACTTTGCATATTCATCTTTACTTTCATAAAGACGATCGTAGTATTTCTTAAACTGATTTGAACTATAGTTAGTCACTCTTTCATGAGTAGGTAACTGACTAAAGATACTGAATATTATTCTCTTCACAGTATTTCCATATATGATCAAATTTTTTATTAATAGCATGCACAAACTTAGTGTCTTTGAATATGTAGTCATTATCAAAGAAATAATGCCACTTTTCATCAAGCCATTGCATAGGTGTGCTTGTCTCTTCTACCTTATAACTCCACAACGTTTCATTATCATATCCGAAGCCAGCTGAAATATTTTCTGGGAACATTCCTTCTTCTGGAGTATTCACAAGATAGTCCATCAAATCTATATTTGATTGAAATTGAGAAAAATAATCGAGCTGTTCTAAATGACGAGATTTAGCTCCAATGATTCCTGTATTATAGACATGATTTGATGGCGGAAGCCCTCTATCCATTAACATAGCTGAGCAATTATAATGTTTTGCTGTAGGAGATCTATTATCTAGTTTCTTCTTATTATTTCTACGAATATGATCATTATTGTGTGCAATTGCAATTCCTTCACTTAGATTCCAAGCTTCAAAAAAGTTTTCATTAGTAATTGGAACTACATCAAAATCTAGATACAAGATCTCATCATAATCGAGAAGATCATATAGCAACTTAATTTTATAGAAATTAATGATATTGTAGTCTGTAATTTGAGGATATTTCTTTTTCATTTCATTATAGTATGGAATATAGTCATCATACTCATACATGAAAAAGTCTGCTCCGACAAGATTAGCATATCTCTTTTTTGTCTGTATTAGCTTATCATAATTCTTTGCTAATTCAATCTTTGTTCTTTCTGACTTTGATATCGTGTCACCTCGATAAGCTGGCTGATCATCTAGCTTTTCAGAAGGTATATCAATATAAAGGCTATAGATTATTCTTTTCATCTTCTTTTTCCTAAGAGAGTAAATCTCTTATACTCTTTCATTGGTATTTCATTTGCAAAGAAGAGAGAATATAATCCACTTCTTAAGATAAATTCTTCTAAGTCTGCTACACAGTGCGTGTGTTCAGGATGATCAAAGTGATTATTTGATTGTAAAGCATAAATGGCATCTGCAAAGTTATCGTGAAATTCATGCATATCTGTCATGTGTTCGCAGCTCGTATTAATGATAATATTGTTTTCACCTAATTGGCTATGCCATTCATTTGTGTCAAACATATTATAGTGCGTTATTTCAAAATTATCTGTAAACTTTTTTGTGTAGCTTTTAAGAATTCTTCTTACACTTGTATCGATGTCATTTAAAATGAGCTTCTTAACTCTGAAGTTATTAAGCAAATATGGAACAATTAATGTTCCGTACCAGGCTCCTATTACAAACACCGTATAATTTTGATGAAGGTATAAACGCTCATGCATACAACGAATTAAGTGTTGTTTACTTTCAACTTGAGTTTTGCAATATGTTTCAGAATATCTTTTGACATCTTCGAAGGTGTCAAGTTTTCTTTGCATTTCATATAAGTATTCAACCGGTATTTCGAAATTTAATGCCATAGTTCATGCACCAACTTATCTTCTATCTCATGCTGTTTAATACCTTGATTAAAAATAAGAACAGATCCTTTTTCTTTGTTAAATCCAGTATGGTGATATGATTGAAGCCAATCATTGCTAATAGTCTTAACTTCAAATTCTTCAAATTCGTAATAGTAAAAAACTTTGTCAATGCCTTTATAGTTGTTTACCAAATATTCTTGGTTGTTATCAAAGAAATCATAGATCTTCTTAACTTCTGGTGTATGACTCCAGATCATAATTGAAGAGTTAAGATCACAAGATAAATTTCGATTGTAACCCTTAAAGTTTCGAACAGGATCAACCCAGTAGGATTCTGCGATAGTCAAAGTATCATTTGCTTCTAAGGCTAAGTTTGAAATATCATTATATATTACCACATCTAGATCAAAAAGTAAACAAGTATTTTTTGGAATTCTTGGATCGTTGAGAAGAGAAATTTTATTCCACCATTTTTCCCATCTATCATCGATTATAGATAAACAAGTAATATCGTTAATGATCCCTTGAGGATCATCGGTAAGACAGAACATTTGAAAAGGAATATGTAAGTGCCGGCTAATCATCGAGTGTAACTTATTAACATACTCTGATGAATAAGCTGTTCCCCATTTGACGCATAGTATGTTAATCACTGGTATCTCACACGGCTTTCATGACGCTGCGATCGCTACAATAGATAGCGATGGTAATATTATATATGCATCTCATTCAGAGCGTCTTACCAGAAAAAAGAATGATAAGGAGTTATCTCCTCTCTTTGATCTGAAAGGCACGACTGTCTTTTATGAAAAGCCATTTCTTAAAAATACTCGAAGATTATACGCTGGCCAGTCTTGGAAGTCCAGACCAAAGTATGATGCATACGTACATCATCATTGGTCGCATGCTGCGGGCGCGTACTACACCCGCCCGTGGCCAGAAGAACCGGTATGTGTAGTCATCGATGCAATCGGTGAATGGGATACCGCCAGTATTTGGTGGGAAAAGAAAAAAGTCTGGTCATTAAAATATCCGAAGTCACTTGGATTATTCTATTCTGCTATTACAAAGGCGTGTGGTCTAAAGCCAAATGAAGATGAATATATTACTATGGGCATGGCCGCGTTTGGTGAACCTCTATATGATTTGGATCCATATGAATATTATCATAGAGGTATAGAACTAGATGGAAAGCCCGAAGATCTAGCTGCGAGTGCACAAAAAATAATTGAAGATGAAATCTATAAGATTATGAAAAGAGCTCGATCATACTCATCGTATCTTTGTTACGGCGGTGGTGTAGCTCTTAACTGTGTAGCCAATTCAAAGATTTATCCTCTTTTTGAAAAGATATGGATCATGCCTAATCCGGGAGATGCGGGATCGAGTCTTGGTGCTGCTGCAGCCTATATAGATAAGAAAGTAAAGTGGATCGACCCATACTTAGGAACTGAAATAAAAAATGACATCAATCCTCGTGAAATTGCTCGATATATTTCTCAGCGTGGTGTGTGTGGTGTGGCTCATGGTCGTGCTGAGTTTGGTCCTCGGGCCCTTGGTAATCGTAGTCTTATCGGTGATCCTCGTAGAGCTATTAAAGACACTGTTAATGAAATTAAAAAAAGACAAAAGTTCAGACCGTTTGCCCCCGCAATTTTAGAGGAACACGCATATGCATATTTTTCTGGTCCTATGAATGAGTATATGCAATATGTGGCAAAGGCAAGACATGATTATGATTCTGTTACGCACGTTGATGGCACGGCCAGAGTTCAGATTGTAAAAAAAGACTGCAAATCGATTCTTCGGCAAATTTTAGAAGAATGGTATGATTTAACAAAATGTCCTATGTTACTTAACACTAGTTTAAATATAAAAGGTGAGCCAATGGTTGATAATTTAACAGACGCTGTTAAATTTGAAAGGATGTATAATGTTAAAGTTTTCTAAGAAACCTTTGATGATTGCTGGTGGATGTAGTTTTACAGATCCTAATTTTACTTCTATATTTCATCTGGATCTTGATACTTCTTGGGATAAATGGCCTGCTATTTTTGGTAAGCAATATAATTATAAAGTTTTAAATTTAGGTACTAGTGGAAGTGGAAATCAGCGCATATGTCAATCAGTCATTAATGCTGTCAATGAAAATCCAAATGTAAAATTAGTTTTAGTGTTATGGTCTGGTTGGGATAGATTTAATCTTTATGGACGTAAGTTTTGTCCTATTGCAATGTGCGATAAAAAGAATAAGATAACACAAGAGCAAGAAGATAAATTATTAGCTCGTAATCCAAAATATAAATTGCAACACGAGTTATCAGAAATTATTATGGAAAATTATTTAGATTTTGGAGAAATCTTAGATGACACGTTATTTCATATGTGGATATTAAAAGATTTTCTCGAGAAAAGAAATATCAAATATATTTTTGCACAAGGAGTAAAACCAATACAATTTTCTTTCTTTGATTTTACTTATATCAAAAACACAATATATCCAAAACTAGAAAATTTTCTTAATCATATGTATTATGATGATTTAGATGTAGAAAATTTTTATGGATGGCCACTCTTTGACGTGATTGGAGGTCATCATCTAGACACTATTATTAATGAAAACATTGAAGAATTTAGGATTTCAAAGATTGATGGACACCCAAACGGTAAAGGGCAAGAAGAAATTGCTAAGATATTTTCGAAAACTTATGAAAAAATTTATGCTTAAAAAGAGATTATTAAAAAAGAAAAAGGATGAACCGGTGTTCATCTATGAAGATTAACTCCAATAATCTTTTACCCAATTATTGCAGGTATGAATCATTGGTGAATCCCCATTAAAAATGCATGTAGAATAAGCTGGTCTATACTTTTCTTTTTTTGTGTCATTCTCATGAGCGCCTTGTGAGTACGAATAGCATGTCAATTTATCAAAATACTGCCAGCCATATTTGCCGCAATATTGATGATAATTATCAGTTCCAGCATATGCTTGAACATATTCATCTTCTCTTTTTATATACTCATTGAAATAGTCAACCATACTATTTTGTTTATAGAAATACATTGATCCATTCGTCTGTGTACGCTCTTCGTGTTGACGAGAATCAAACCAAGATTGAGATCTCCAATATTTCCAAATAGTGGTTGGCTTATTGTAGTTTAAATCAAAGTGATCTAGAATAATCATGTCTAGATCAAGAGCTAAAATATATCCCTCTAAATTTAAGAAATTCTCTCTAAAGTAATGCATCTTAGGAGGGTCCATCATCTTTACAGATGAGTTCCAATACTTAATTCCATCAGGTTCTCGTAAGTGCACACCTTTAATAGGATCGGTATTATCTGTCAAGCAGTAAAATTCAAAATCATAGAGTAGCTTATCTTTGCAACCTCTATAGAGTTTTTCTACATACTCATCCGTATACTGCTTTCCCCACTTTGCGCACAATATGTTCAACTTCATTGTGTAAGTCCATGTTAGCGTTGTTGATATAGAATTCTAATTCTGGAAAAAGCTTTTCTACATTTGTCATTCTAAAATCATTGAGTAATTTAATATAAGTCATACCTAACTGAAAAGCTTCTTCATCTCGTTCTTCTTTTAACACCGAAACAATTCCTTTGAAAGCTTCAGAGCGAGAATGATTTTCAATGTTGGTGATCAGCTTTTCTTTTATATCGTCTGGCAAGTGTCTCATGTTTAATATATTAGGAGTAAAAACTACATTATCATCAACGTGTGGAATTATTCCATGCTCTAGAACAAAGTAGTCGTAAAAATCTGTGGCTTGAAAAACTGACAATACTGACGCTGTAAAATTAATATTGAGATGCACGTTGTCATAATTTTGAATTGTTTCAAGGTTTTCTACAAACTCATTCCAATTCAATCCATATCTTACCCATTCTGCTTGTTCATATATCCCATCCATTGAAGCTGTAATTAAAACTTCTTTGAATAAATCAATGTACTTTAAAAAGTCTTTGTTCTTTCTTTTGAACTTTGTCAAGTTAGAAACATAGTATAGAGAAATATTTTTTGCTTCTCCTATTTCAACATATCTATCAAGAAGATCATAATGGCTGTCCATAATAAATGGTTCACCACCAAGAATCTTAAGCCTTGTAGTGTATGGAGCTAACTTTACAAGCTCTTCAATTACATCATCAAAGTGTACAGTCTTTTCAAATGACAATGTTCTATCTTTTTCTGGTTGGGCTAAAGAGAGAAAATCAAAGTCATAATGTTTTCCCATTCTCTTTAGTTCTACTTGACGAGATGATGAGTTATGAGGATGACACATAAAGCATTTAAGGTTACAGTAGTTACCAAAGATTTTAACTTTAATGTCTAAGACTCTATCTTCAAAATTTATTTCACCTGTTTTCTTATAGTGATCTGCAATCTTATATGCTTTTTCAATATCACCATACTTGTTTGATAGTTGTCTATAGGATTGAACACCGATGTCTTCTTCGTATCTGCATCTCTTACAAACAGAAGGAGTTTTTCCTGCAAGAGTCAAATCTCTATAAAGATTCATTTCTTCAGAATTAAAGTATTCCAGAGGTGTAGTATTCTCTACAGTTTTAACAGGAAAGTTTTCATCTCTTGTAGATCTACAGCATGGGCTCCATTCATTGTCAACATTGGTGTGAATGTGAGTAAAGAGAGTCGTGCAGAACCACCCATAATCTTTTTCGTTCATATTATATCCTTTTATCAAATACTATATGTATTCTATCATTCCAACCTAAATTCATAGCAGTGTGTTTCTGTAGTGTGTCAACTTTATATAGTGCTCCAATTTCTGAAAGTCTATATACGTTATCTTCAATTAAAAGCATGGAGTCATTGTCTGTTGTTAAAGGTATGTGATATCTTTCTGATTGATCTTTGTGATAAGAATATGCTCTTATTCTAGGATCTAGCTTTAAAAATCTAGCACGGCATACGTCGTATTTCTTTTTTACTTCATTATAAACATCTTCAAGATATGAATCTTTAAACAATTCATTTATAATTATCATATCATTAAGAAGATACGCTTTTCCTTCAGCCATATATTTCTTCATTTCCATTGAATCATATGAATATGTTTTTCCATTAAGAGAGGTAATATAGATCTGTTGAGATGTGATGTCTATAGAGTTATAAATAGATAGTAATTCGGAAACATCAAATTTTTCTGGTAATAAAGTAATTGGCATTGTAGACTCGGAGATAATCATGAATTTCAATATTCCTTCAGATAAAACTGATATTGTGCTAGCTATGTCGCCTGGAACAAAGGGCGCCATTTTGTTTTATTTATTATGTAAATATGTAAGTGAAAACTCTATTGATATTACTATTCATCCTGTATCTGAAGTGACAGTTGATAATGAGTATTACGTGATTGAAAAAACTGATAAGATTATTCAGTACGTTAAAAATAAATTTCCAAGTGTTGATGTCGACAATTCAAGGTATATTCGTAAAGTATTTGATGATCCTCTAGTACCAAGAAAAGCACTAAAAGAAGAAGCGCTTGAATACCAGAAAGAAAATTCTATTAACGCAATTGTATTAACTGGTACGACAAAAATCCTAGAGTTAGATTATCTTGAAAAAATAGAAAAATATCATGGAACTACTTTTGATAAAATAAGATACATGATTGACAACGCAGAAACTTTAAGAAGTCCTAATCTTGGTGATTGGCCTATTCACTACGTTTTGAGCGAATTTACTAAAGCTCAAATATATGAAATGTACAAAACTTATGATATACAAGATTTATTTGATCTTACTTTATCATGTGATAAGTATAATGGATCAGAATGTGGAACATGTTTTGGATGCGCAGAAAGAAGTTACTTAGAAAATAATATCTAAATGTTCTTCTAAAACTGTTTCTATATTTTCTTCAAAACAAATTTGTAAATTATATCTGTCTTTCTCACCATTGCAAACTTCATGAATTTTTGCAGTGTTTAATAACATTTGTCCTGCGTATTCATCAATAAGATTATCTCCTTCATAAAATCTAGTTGGAGCGTATGATTCACTAAGAGGAAAAATCCAAGCAGTCTTACGTGGATTTTTGTCACCATCTACATGAGGAGGCTCATGAGCGTGCGCCGGTATCTTAAGCAATATTACGGAATGCTTTAATCTTGGAATCTTTGTTTTTATTTTTGGATTCCAATTTTCATTAATTAGATTATTGTTTTGCCATATTGGTGTATACCACAAAGATGTCATTCTATTTGACACAGTGCTTTTGTGTCTTGTCCAATTATTTTTAGAAATGAATTCTAGAATATATTCATGTGGAATATCCAGTTCTATATTTGTAGGATAGTAATGCATTATTTTAAATTTCCATAGTATATGGGATATTTGTCCATATCATCAAGCCACTTTTGTGTATTAACTTTCCAAATAGACTGTACACATCCTCTATATTTCATGTCACCTAACCACGCAGACACTCCGGCTTGTTCGAACCACTTAGCTGCGTTATTATGAACACCTTTCATTTTAGCTGTTGGCTCAGGATGTGTAGTAAAATATAAAGGGCCATTGAGTTTTGCGTGTTCTGGTAAAAAGAACCTTGCTGTTATATGTTGGTGTTCTTTAAATGCTCTAACCGTTCCACAACGCTTGAATGGTGTTAGATCTGTAAATACGCATAGCCTTGCAAATATTCGATAACCATCTAAAAATGGATGTGATATAGAACTTCCTACAGCTTTATCATTGTAATACAGAATAAGAATTTGAGTATCATCTAGATCTTCAAACGGCTTAATCATACTGTCGTATGAGTCATTATTATGATAGCCACGTTTTCGAGCCTCATCATAAAAACTTGACAAATCTAGAGTTTCATTCCATTGTTTCATCATGTACATAAAATTATTTATATAAATATACTCTGTAGGCAGGGGCGTTCGCGTCCGACAAAGAAATCACGGAAGGTATTTCATGGCCCAGTATGAAGAATTTACCATCGATCAAGGAGCAGACATCGCTTTTGAACTTCATTTAACAGATACTGCAGGTGCAGCCAAGAATCTGAATGGCTATACTGTAAATGCTAAAATGAAGAAAAATTATAATAGCGATAGCGCCGATACTCACGACTTTACTACAATAGTCGCTTCTCCAGCAACAGATGGCATTGTCACATTGTCGCTCACAAATACTCAAACTGACGTTCTCAAGTCTGGAAGATACGTATATGACGTAGAACTTTCATATCTTGATAGCGATTCAAATTCCGTGATTGAAAGGATACTTGAAGGCCGCATTCAAGTAACACCATCGGTGACGAAATGAGTATTTTAAATGTCGACAGATAAGATCCTTGTAAAGGTCTCCCAAAACGCTCAGGTAAAACTGTCAGAAGATCAAACAATCGTTAAAAAGATTGTTCTAGGTCCTCCAGTTAAACGTATTACCGCTGCTAAATTTGATGCGTCGACTTTAAATGGCGATTCTGCTTCCTATTATCTTGACTACAATAACTTTACGAATACTCCTACAATCTTAGATTCTGATATGGTCAAGAGATTTACTCTTGATTCTTCTGAAGTATTAGCATTAATTGATTCTGCTTATATTGATCAGATTGGCTTACAAAATATAGAAGATAGTGGCAGTGGCATTAAACTCATTGGCCCTGTTAAGATTACAGATCATGTAATACCCGATGCAAATCAGCAGTATGATCTTGGTTCACCGACAAATAAATTTAGAGCTCTTTATATTGCGGGTAGAACGGTATATATTGGTGGATTATCTTTATCTGATTCTGGTGGATCTCTTACAATCGGTGCTACTGACTCAAGTGGAAACATTATTCCAGGATCAGAGAACGCTGTACTAACATCAGCAATTGATTCTGATCAAGTCAATCGTATCATCGATGATCGCCTAGATTCTTCTGTATATGATGGTAGACTTCTAGAAGAGGTCTCTCAAGATTTTACTACAATTACACAACAAACAATTGATACCTTCTCAGCTTCTGCTTTGAGAACAGCAAAGTATCTTGTACAAATTGAACATGATTCTGATAGCAAATATCATTCTTCGGAATTGCTATTAACGCATAATGGATCACAAGTTTATATTACCGAATATGCTATGGTGACTACTGATTCATCTCTTGGAGAATTTGATGCTTCTATATCTGGTGGAAATGTTACTCTTACACTTACTCCATCATATACAAACACAAGTTTCAAATCAAAGAGAATTGACGTAAATGCGTAATGTTATAAATAGAGTAAAGAAATTTTTAAGTAGGATTTATGATGGCCGTTAAACAGAATTTTGTAGTAAAGACGGGACTTGAAGTTGCAGATTCAGCCACAGTTGGTGGAGTCTTTAAAGCATCGGGTATTCAGTATCCTACAGCAGATGGAAACGCAAACGAAGTAATTAAAACAAATGGAAGTGGTACCTTGGCGTTTGGAACGCTAAGAATTCGTGATCTAAATGATGTTAACCTAGATACCCTACAAGAACAGGGACTATTAATATACGACTCGGCAAGCGATGAGTGGGTCGCAAGAAATGAGATTGTCGGAGCAGATATTAACTCAGACGGAGGCTTTTACTAATGGCATCAATTATTAAGATTAAACGATCCGGTACCGCGGGCGCTCCCAGTACCCTAAAACTGGGGGAAATGGCGTACTCGTATCTTGCGGGTACAGAAGGAAATGGCGGTGATCGATTATATATGGGTACTGGCGGAGTGGATGGCTCCGGCAATGCTAACGAAATCGAAGTTATCGGTGGTGTATATTTTACCGATAAATTAGACCACACTCCAGGTACACTTACAGCTTCAAGCGCAATCATTGTCGATGCCTCCAGCAAGATTGATGTCTTGAATGTTGATAATGTTACTATCGATGGTAATACAGTCTCCACCACTGACACAAATGGAAATCTTATTCTTTCACCAAATGGAACGGGTGCCATTAACGCTCCATCTGGTTACAAAGATCGTGCAGGATTTGGTACAAACTCACTTGCTACTAAAGAATATGTCGATGAAGTCTCTGGCGCAAGTATTATCACTATCACCGGTGACACCGGTAGTGATACAGTTAATATTGCTGACTCTTCTCTAACCTTCGACGGTGCAGATGGTCTTGCAACAACCATCACAGACAACCAAGTAACTATCGGTGTTGCTGGATCCGGAATTCCAAATAGCAGTCTTACTAATTCTAGTATCACTATTACTGGCGATGGCGCATCAACAGACGCTGTTGCACTTGGTGAGACTCTTACATTTTCTGGTGGCACTGGACTTACATCAGCAGTTTCCAATAATGAGGTAACATTTACTCTTGACAATACAGCAGTAACTCCGGGTACGTACGGATCTGCATCTTCTGTTCCAACATTCACTGTTGATGCACAAGGTCGTTTAACTGCTGCCAGTCAAACAAATATTTCTACTGACCTGTCAATCGCTGCAGATACCGGCACTGATACAGTCAATCTTCTTGATTCTGATATCACCTTTACCGGTGGTACTGGTATTGCAACCACTGTAACAGATAACGTTGTCACAATTGCTGGAACAAATGCTGCGGCTGATGGATCAACAAAAGGTATTGCTGCCTTTAATTCAACAAACTTTAGCGCTTCTTCTGGAGTAATTTCATCAGAAGATATTACACTAAGTGGTGATGCTGGATCTGCAGCTGCAACTCTTGGTGAAAGCTTTACTATTGCGGGTACTTCGGCTCAAGGAATTAGCACTAGTGCAACTGGCACGACTATAACAGTCACTGCAGCAAATGCTACGACTACTGCAAAGGGTGTTGCATCATTTGCTTCTGCAGACTTTAGTGTTTCTTCCGGCGCTGTTTCAATTGCAACTGGTGGTGTTTCGAACACTCAACTGGCCGGTTCAATTACAAACGCGAAACTAGTTAACAGTACAATCACAGTAAGTGATGGCACTATAACTGATGATATTTCTCTTGGTGCAACTCTTAAAATTTCAACTGCTGATGGAATTGACTTTGTAGTTAATGGAAATGATTCTGCTACAATTTCTGGTGTTGATGCTACAACTTCTTCGAAAGGTGTCGCACAATTTAGCTCAGATAACTTTGCAGTATCTTCCGGTGAAGTAACTATCAAGAATGGTGGAGTAAACGCTGACGAACTTGCTGGCACTCTTGATCTTTCTGGTAAGTCAGTCACTCTTGCTACTGGTGAAATTAGTAACTCTGAACTTGCCAATTCGAGTATTACGATTAACGGTACTGCTATTTCACTTGGTGGATCTGGCACAATTGATACCGATGACATCAGTGAAGGCACTACAAATCTTTATTACACAGATGCTAGAGCAGATAGCGATGCAAAGAATGCCGTATCTGCTACCGATGCAGGTGGTGATGGTTCCTTTAGCTATGATGCTGGAACAGGTGTCTTTACTTATACCGGCCCATCTGCTGCTGAAACAAGAGCGCATTTCTCGGGTGGTACTGGTGTAACATACACTTCTGGAACCGGTGTAATTGCAATTGGCCAACCAGTCGGCACTTCCGATTCAGTAACCTTCTCTGGATTGAAAGTTACTGGAAATACTATCATCGATGGTAACTTACAGGTTAATGGTACACAAACAACCATTAATACTCAGACATTAGCTGTTGAAGATAATATGATCTATCTGAATCAGCTTGAGTCTGATGGATCACCAGTTATTGCAGTTGATCTTGGATTTGCATTTAACTACAATGATTCTTCGGGTGGATATGCTCACGGTGGTCTATTCCGTGATGCCACTGATGGAAGATTTAAGTTCTATGGTGGTTATGGCCCGGAACCTGATTCTGATCTTGATATTGATGTTGATCATGCAACGTTTGGTCTTAGAGATGTTCAAGTACGTACTCTGTATGCTGATAAGATTATCGGTAATAGCCAAGGATTTGACTCAGACTTTGCAACTAAAACTACAGATGATCTGACCGAAGGTTCAACCAATCTTTATTACACGACTGCTCGTGTAGATTCGGATATGGGCGATATTCTCACAGCTGGTGAAGGTATTGATATTACGCCTGGTGCAGGAATTATCACTGTCGCTGCTGAAGATGCTACTACGACAAACAAAGGTGTCGCATCGTTTGCTACCGCAGACTTTAACGTAACGAGTGGCGCGGTTGAACTGAAAGACACAGTTACTAAGTCAGTTTCTACTGATGGATCGGCTGCTACACCTTCCGGTCATGCGTTTACAATTGCTGGTACATCTGCACAAGGAATTACAACTTCTGGTGCCGGTTCAACAGTCACAATCACAGCTGCTAATGCTGCTGCGGATGGAAGCACAAAGGGTGTCGCTGCATTTGATGCTACTCACTTCTCGGCAGCCTCAGGTGTAATTTCTGCTAGTGATATTACTCTCTTTAGTGGTGATGATCTGAACGGACAAAGCACAGGCATTGCTGCTACTGTCGGCGAATCATTTAATATCTTCGGTGACTTTAGCCAGGGTATTCAAACAAATATTGCCAGTGGAAACTTGATTGTAACTGGTAGAAATGCTACAACAACATCGAAAGGTGTTGCATCATTCGGAGCATTTGCAGATTCTGCAAGTGATCCATTATCAATTAGACAGTTCACAATTACTTCGGGCGATGTTGCTTTGACAACAGTTGACGGTGGAACATATTAATAAATAAATTATAGTCGGAGGGTTTTCTAATCCTCCGACTCAAAATAAAACCTTTTTTAAGGAATTGACATGGCAACGAGTATTAAACTCAAAAAGTCCAGTATAGCTGGACGAATACCCTCATTAAGCGATCTCGAATACGGAGAATTAGCCATCAACTATGCTGATGGCGTTTTGTATTATAAGAATTCGAGTAACGCAATTCAAAAAATTAGCAGTAATGCTATTGGTGTTGATTCGAATGCAGTATTCAACATCATTGATCAAGCTTATATCAATTCCTTAGACGTTAATGCTGGCACATTAGATGGCCAGGACGGCACGTATTTCTTAAATTATAATAATTTCACAAACACTCCAACTGCAGCTGATTTTAGAGACTCTGCATTTGTTGCTAGCATTGCTTCACAAACCACGAGTCCTACTGACTCAGCTTCTGTTGCTTCTATTGTAGATAGCGCATTTGTAGAAAGTCTTATTAAAGAAGATTATATTGCAACTCTTGTCGATTCTGCATATGTAGCACTGCGAGTCGGAGATTTTGCTGAGAACTTTGGTACAGTCGCAGTTGTAGGTGATTTATCAATTGATGCTACTACCGGTGGAGATACGGTTACGTTTGAAGGCGGAACTGGTGTTGATATTTCTACAAATGTATCTCAAAAGAGAATTACTATTTCTGCAACGCCAAGTACAGTATATGATTTCGGAACAATTGCAGCTCCAGTTCAATTCACCCTTGACATGGGTGCGATATAAATAGGTTAAAGGTTAGAGGATAATATGACATTACAATTTAGAAGAGGTACTGACTCCGATAGACTCACTATCACTCCTTCAGCCGGTGAACCTATTTGGACGACTGATACTGAAAAACTTTATGTTGGTGACGGATCAACGGCTGGTGGTATTTTAGCAACTGGTGGAACAGGTGGTACTGATTCTGCTACTGTGAGTTCTATTATCACTGCTACAGTTGATTCTGCATATATTAATGCTCGTACAGATGCTAATTTAGACTCAGCCTCAACTCTTAATCTTATTAATGCTGCTTATATTCAAGCAAATCAAATTACATATAACACTTCAGATTTTGCTGATAGTGCCTTTGTCACTGCACAGATTAACAACTTAATCGATGGTGCCCCCGGCACATTAGATACTCTGAATGAAATTGCAGCAGCTCTTAATGATGATGATTCGGCCTATACTACTCTTGTAAATCTAATCAATGCAAAATCAGATTTAGATTCTGCTGATGCATTGAATCTTATTAATGCTTCTTATATTCAATCGAATCAAATCACTTATAATACAAGTGACTTTGCAGATTCAGCATTTGTTACTTCACAAATCAACGCTATCTCTATTCCTACATTAGGAAACGACTTTGTCGATTCAGCGCAAGTTCAATCGATTGTAGATTCGGCGTATGTACAACTAAGGCAAATTGCTGGTGGGACAGATTCAGCTACGGTCAGTTCTATTATTGCTGCTGATGTTGACAGCGCCTATATTCAAGCAAGACAGTCGACTGTTTCTTCAGGTGCCACAACTATCACCACATTTAATTATGAAGCTGATTCTGGCCAGACTACATTTAGTGGGGCAGATATTGATGGATCAAGCTTGACATACACATCAGGTAAACTTAATGTTTACTTGAATGGTATTCTTCTTGTTGATAGCAATGATTATACTGCAACGAATGGAACTAGCGTTGTATTGAATACCGCTGCCGATTCTGCAGATACTCTTACTGTTATATCATATATCACACAGGCTGTAGGAACTCTTGATTCTACTGGTGTTACTAATCTTATCGATGCTGCCTATATCAATGCTAGAGTAAGTGCTACTGATTCTGCTACAGTTAGCGCTATCATAGCTGAAGATGTAGATTCTGCTTATGTCCAAGCAAGACAAATCACATACACTATTCCAACTCTTGGTAATGACTTTGTAGATTCTGGTCAAGTTACAAATATCGTTGATGCATCGTATATTCAATCAAATCAAACGACCTATAACACTTCAGACTTTGCTGATAGTGCTTTTGTTACTAGTCAAATCGCCGCCATCTCCATTCCAACGCTTGGCAATGACTTTGTGGATTCTGCACAAGTTCAGTTGATTGTAGACTCAGCATATGTACAATTAAGACAATCTACAGTATCTGGTGGTGCGACTACTATCACTACGTTTAATTACGAAGCTGATTCAGGGCAGACTACATTCAGCGGCACTGACATTGATGGTTCTACATTAAGTTATACTTCTGGTAAACTTAATGTTTATTTAAATGGTATCTTACTTATCGATAGCAATGATTATACAGCAACTAATGGAACAAGCGTTGTTCTCAACACTGCTGCCGATTCAGCAGATACTGTCACAGTTATTTCTTATATCACACAGGCTGTAGGAACTCTTGATTCTACTGGTGTAACAAACTTAATTGATGCCGCCTATATTAACGCTAGAGTAAGTGCAACTGATTCTGCTACAGTCAGTGCTATTGTAGCTGCGGACGTAGATTCTGCATATGTTCAAGCAAGACAGATCACTTATACTATTCCAACACTTGGAAATGATTTTGTAGATTCATCTGCTGCTCGTGGCCTTCTATCTGGTGGAACTGGCGTAACATATAATAGTTCAACTGGTGAAATTAGTATTGGACAAGCAGTCGGCACAACTGATAGTGCTGTCTTTGCTTCACTGCAAACAACTGGCAATGTGATTGTCGGTGGCAATTTACAAGTCACGGGTACGACAACGACAGTTAATTCAGAAGATTTAAATGTTACTGATCATATGATCTATATGAATGCTGGTGAATCTGCTGGTTCTCCGACAGCTTCAATTGATGTTGGTTGGGCAGCAAATGTAAATGATAATGGATCTTATACTCATGTTGGTATGTTCCGTGATGCTACTGATGATACATTTAAGGTATTTGGTAATTATACACCAGAACCAGATGCAGCTGCAGAAATTAACACTGGGCATGCTTCTTTTGCATTAGCACCATTTGCAGCATCAACGCTGACCGGTGAATATCTTGGATTTGATTCTGATGTAACTGCAGCTGGATTAGCAACTCAATCTTACGTAACAGCTTTACCAGTTAGCACTTTCACAAATGATACAAATTACCTTGACAGCACTACAGTTCAAGGTGTTATTAATGCATCATACATTCAATCAAATCAAACAACTTATAACACTTCAGACTTTGCTGATTCAGCCTTTGTTACTTCGCAGATTGCGGCTATTAGTATTCCTACGTTAGGGAATGACTTTGTTGATTCAGCTCAAGTAACAGCTATTGTTGATTCAGCTTATGTTCAACTGAGACAAGCTGCAGCTGCTGCTGGTGGTACAGATTCAGCTACTGTCATTTCATTAATCCAATCTACTGTCGACAGTGCTTATGTTCAATTGAGAGATGGTGTTAATGACAGTTCATCTTTATTCACAGATAAAGTTCGGCTTTCTGAATTTACTGCTGATTCTGGTCAAACCACATTCACAGGTCTTAATTATACGTCGGGTAAAATTCAAGTATTCCTTAATGGTATTCTTCTGAAAGATAGCGATGACTATACAGCGACAAATGGCACTAGTGTAAGTCTTACTTCCGGTGCAGATAGTGGAAACGTATTATCTATAGTCGGTTACGAAACTCTTCCTGTAGCTGCTGCGACTACTATTACCACATTTAATTATGAAGCTGATTCTGGTCAAACAACCTTTAGCGGTGCTGACATTGATGGAGCTAGTCTTACATATACTGCCGGCAAGTTGAATGTGTATCTTAATGGTATCTTACTTATCGATAGTAATGACTATACTGCTACAAACGGATCGAGTATTGTATTGAATACAGCTGCTGATTCTGCAGATACTCTGTCGGTTATTTCTTATATTACTCAGCAGGTAGGTACCCTTGACTCTACGGGTGTTACGAATCTTATTGATTCAGCCTACATTCAAGCAAGACAATCAGCGTCATCATCCTTTGATTCTGCGGCTGCTTTAGCTCTTATCAATGCTTCTTATATTCAGTCAAACCAGACTACGTATAATACTTCAGACTTTGCTGATTCAGCATTCGTAACGAGCCAAATTGCAGCAATTAGTATTCCAACACTTGGTAATGACTTTGTAGATTCTGGTCAAGTAACTAATATCGTTAATGCCTCTTATATCCAATCAAATCAGACAACTTACAATACAAGTGATTTTGCGGATAGTGCCTTTGTCACAAGTCAGATTGCGGCTATTAGTATTCCGACTCTTGGCAATGACTTTGTAGATTCGGCGCAGGTTCAATCAATTGTAGACTCAGCATATGTCCAACTAAGACAATCAAGCTCCGGAAGCAGTTCTACATTCGATTTAGAAGCATCGAATAGAGCAAACTATGGCTGGTATGCAGATCTTTCCAGTGCCACGAATACTGGAACGTATATTTTTGGATTTGGTGGTGCCGGCACATTCAATGGTATTTTCTGGTCAACAGACGGAAGTTATCTATTTGAATGTGATGGTGATACTGACCTTATTAGAAGAATTACAGTACCGACACCATATGATATTTCTAGTGTAACAACTCCGTATGATACTTCTAACCAAATAGATACTTCATCAGAAAATAATTATACCGAAGATCTTTGGTTTAGTCCTGATGGTTTAAGACTAGTTATTCTTGGTAGTTATAGTTCAACTGATCATGCGGTACACAGCTACACTCTTACATCTCCATGGGATCTTACAACTGCAACATACGATAGCAAAACTATCAATGTTAACAGCACTGGTGGTGGCGGTGTAGCGGGTATTCATCTTTCTCCTGATGGAAGAAAGATGTTTATTGCGTCGAACTCAACTGATAAGGTACATGAATATACCTTATCAACGGCTTATGATGTATCAACTGCAACTGAAACAAGAACTCTCGATATTTCTTCACAAACAGGAGGAGCATCTGGTATTAGATTTAACCATCAAGGTACTCAGATGTTTATTTCTGATAGTTCTAATGGTGTTATTGTATATCAGTATAAACTTACACTACCATTCAATGTATCATCAGCTTCTTATGTTACATCTCACACAGGATCTAGTGGATCTGGAACTGGTAAAGGTTTAGCGTTTACTCCAGATGGTGCATATTTACACACTGTTGGTAACGGTAGAGTTTATGAAATCACTCTTACCGGAAACGTATCATATGCAACACCAGTAGTAAGTAAAGATGTACTTGCATATGATTCAAACTTACAAGATTTTGTAGATACGTTCACACTTCCGACTTCGGACGGATCTGCTAGTCAAGTTCTTGTAACAAATGGTTCCGGTACGCTGTCATTTGCTGCACAGTCTGGTGGGTTAGACTCTGCTCTGATTACTCAGCTAATTGACTCTGCATATGTCCAACTAAGACAATCTGCATCTGGTGGCGGTGGCGGTAGTGCAGACTCTGCAACAATAAATACTCTCATTGATGCTAAACTTCAAGTTGCTGATGTCACGGACTTTGTTGGAGCAGATGGTAACGCTGGTCAATTACTAAAGAGTCTTGGTAATGGTGAAACGGCTTGGACTGACTTTAAGCTTTCAGAACATAAACCTTCATCAAACACTGCCTCTGGCGCAAAGGGTGAATTAACATTTGACAGTGCTCATCTTTATATGTGTATTGCAACAAATACTTGGAGAAGAATTGCTTGGACAGATTCTTCATGGTGATAGAAGATGGCAATAAACATTACAAATATACTTAATGCAATTACTGCAAAGAACAATAATGCAGATAGCACTTATTCAAATTTTGAATTAAGTCAAATTAATCGTGCAGTCAATACTATTAATTCAGAAAATGGTGTTATCACATTTAATAGTGCAAGTGATTTACCTTCGGGTGATTCAGCTCTTATTGGTCAGATTGCTTTTATTGCTTCTCCTTATAGCTATGTAGATAGTAATAGTGTAACATATAATCTAACAGGGTCATTTTATTATTATAACGGTGATAGCTGGAGTGCATCTCCACTTACTGCAGACAGTAATTTTTCAAATCCTTATGTAGCTCCCATATATCCCGGAACGATTGCTGGATATACCAGTGGAGGCCAAGCGCCAGCTGTATCAAATGTAATTCAAAAGTATTCATTTACAGCCGATGCTAACGCCACTGATGTAGGAGATCTTATTTCTGTAACATATCTTGCTACCGGCAATTCATCAAAAACTCATGGATATACTGTAGGTAATGGTCCAGCATCTAATGTAATTCAAAAGTTTCCCTTTGCAGTTGATGCTAATGCCACTGATGTTGGAGACACTACAATAGTGCGCGCGCGATGTGGAACGGTTGGAAATACTTCAAAAACTCATGGATATACGTCTGGAGGATATAATCCAGGATATCAAGATGTCATCGATAAATTTTCTTTTAGTGCAGATGAAAATGCTACAGATGTGGGTGATTTATATGCAGATGTTTATGATCAAGCTAGTCAATCTTCACCAACTAATGGATATATTTCCGGAGGATTTGCGGGCCCACCTATTAGTAACGAAACTAATTTAATTCAAAAATTTTCATTCAGTACAGATACAGGTTCTAGTGATACACTAATGGATCTCACTGTATCTAGAGCAGGTCCTACTGGTCAATCGTCAGAAGAAAATGGATACAGCTCCGGAGGAAGAACCGCTCCAACCACATATTCAGATGTTATTGATAAGTTTTCGTTTAGTAGTACTGCCAATGCAACTGATGTTGGAGATTTGTTAACAGTTAGACAAGGTACGGGTTCTTCTTCTACTACATCCGGATATGTCGCTGGTGGTGCATCTACACCATCATCATTTACTAATCAGATTCAAAAGTTTCCGTTTAGCTCAGATGCTAATTCTACAGATATAGCAGATTTAACAAATTCGCTAACAAATATGTCGGGGCATCAGGTATAACAATGGCAATTAATATTCAAAACATTATTGATCAAATTACTACAAAAGCGGCAGCTGCTGATAGCACTGACACCGCTGATTATCTGTTGACATTATCAAAAGCAACACTCGCTATGAATAATGCAACGGGTGTCATTGAGTATAGAGCAAAGTCTGAGTTGCCTACTGTTGATTCATCGATTCTTGGTAACTTCGCATATATTGCTGCTCGAGCTGATTTAGACAGCGTATATGGTGATTCATATGCTGGATTCTATTATGCAGTAAGAATAGGTTCAGCTGATAGTGGTTGGGATAGAATTAGAACCGGGGCTGATAGTGATGCTGAGAATGCCGCGCCAGCTGCAGCTCCTGTTCCTAATGCTCAAGGATCTATAAGTGGTTATGTTTCTGGTGGTTTACCTTATGACAATACTATTCAAAAGTTTCCATTTACTGTTGATGCTAATTCAACCGATGTCGGTGATTTAACTACAACGTATAGAATTCAACAGGCAGGAAGCTCTTCAGATGTTAGTGGTTATAATTCTGGTGGATTTCTTCCAGGTAATACAAATATTATTGATAAATTTCCTTTTAGCACTGATGCTAATGCAACAGATGTTGGAGATATAACAAGTGCTCGGCGTCTGGTTGCCGGCCAATCCTCAGAAGCAAGTGGTTATACTTCTGGTGGGGGACCACCCTATGTTAATATTATTGATAAATTTCCTTTTGCTGTTGATGCTAATTCAACAGATGTTGGAAACTTATTAACTGTAGTAGGACAGATCGCCGGCCAATCATCTACTGATAATGGTTATGTTTCTGGAGGTCTTACCCCATCAATTAGTAATGTTATTCAAAAATTTCCTTTTAGCGCCGATGCAAACTCCACTGATGTAGGCGATTTAACAGTGAGTAGATATGGCCCTGCAGGTACAAATTCTAGTGATAATGGATATACATCCGGAGGTCTTTCCCCAGCATACACTAATATTATTGACAAATTTCCTTTTGCTACAGATGCTAATGCTACTGATGTAGGAGATATGACAGTAAGTGCGCGAGGTCCAGCGGGAAATTCATCTACTGATAATGGTTATAATTCTGGTGGCAATGCACCACCGTATACGAATGTAATTCAAAAATTTCCATTTGCTACAGATGCTAATGCTACCGACGTGGGTGATTTACTTCTTGCAAAAGGTTATCAGGCTGGACAACAGGTGTAATCATGGCAATTAATATTTCAAATATCTTGACTCAGTTAAACACCAAAATGTCAGCTGACAGTAGTGCAACAACTACTGACTTACTTCGCCGTGTTCAGGCATATCAGAGTTTGAATAACATTAAAGGTGTTCAAGAAGTTAAGCATTATGGTGATCTTCCTGCCATTGATTCAAATAACATTGGTCAATTATTTTATGTTTCGGCAAGTACTGACGATTCATTTGGTACATTCTTTTTCTCAAAAGCATTATTAAATGACGATGGTAATTATGATATAACTAATTCTGCAGGTTGGCAAAAAATTGTATTAAATGCAAATGATAGTGATAACTTTGCTGATATTACACTACCACCTCATAGTTTCCCAGGGACTGTCAGTGGTTATACTTCAGGAGGTTTTACACCACCAGAAACTAACACAATTGATAAGTTTCCATTTAGCACTGATGTAAATGCCACAGATGTTGGAGATTTATTAAGTAATTCTCGCGGAGGGGCAGGGCAATCATCAGAAACAAATGGTTATGTATCCGGTGGAGCTCCTTACAGTAATGTAATTCAAAAGTTTCCATTTGCAGTTGATGCTAATTCAACTGATGTTGGAGATCTATTGTTTACTTTTGCGTTTGGAGGAGGACAATCTAGTGAAACACATGGATACACTTCTGGAGGACTTAATCCAGCTAAAGATATTATACAAAAGTTTCCTTTTAGTGTAGACGCTAATGCAACTGATGTTGGTGATTTGATAGCGTCTTTATATGCTTCTGCGGGTCAATCCTCTACTGAACATGGATATAATTCAGGAAGTTATCCGAGTACTGATATTGTCCACAAATTTCCTTTTGCATCTGATGCTAATGCAGTAACAGTTGGTTATTTAACTATAGCAAGAGGATATCATGCTGGACAATCATCTGCAGAGTATGGGTACAATGCAGGAGGCAGTGATACGCCGACAACGCGTTGTGATGTTATTGATAAGTTTTCATTTAGTAGCAATGCAAATGCTACTGATGTGGGGGATTTATTATCGAATATATACAGAACTGTTGGGCAATCATCTACTGATAATGGTTATGTTAGTGGTGGAGCTGATGCGCCTTTATATTTAAATATTATTCAAAAATTTCCTTTTAGCACCGATGCAAACTCCACTGATGTAGGCGATTTAACAGTGGGTCGATCATGGGGCTCGGGACAACAGGATTAATGTAAGGTATAAATAGAATCATGGCAATAGATATTAAAAACCTTGTACAAATTATTCAGAAAAAAGAACATGCTGTGACTTCTTCCACGAGTGTGCAAGACATGATTGACATCATGAAAGCAGCTCAAAAAGCAGAAGGATCGTTGATTCGTAACTATGACAGTGCTGGTGATCTTCCAGATGCTGCGACTACAACTGAACGAATTGCATACCTGAGTAATTCACGAACACTGAGATTTAATAATGGAACATGGGATAATCCGTTGTTGGGTGCTGCTGCAGCCGCTAGCTCTTACACTTATCAAGGATCTGTAAGTGGATATGTTATGGGTGGTGGTCCAACGCTAGCGCAAAATGTAATAGAAAAATATTCATTTTCATCAGATGGTAACGCTACAGATGTTGGCGATCTAGTTACTACCGGTAGATATCTTGCCGGGGTATCTTCTAGCACTTTTGGATATAGATTAGGTGGTTGGCCAGCGGCTGCAACAACTCGTGAAAAATTCCCATTTGCCACTGATACAAATGCAACTGATGCTGGTGATTTAGCAACAGCTAATTCCTATTTGGCATCACAAAGTTATTCTACACATGGTTATTCATCTGCTGGTTTAACTACAGGAAGTGTAGCAAAAGATGAAATAGAAAAGTTTTCTTTTGCTGGTGAAGAAACTTCAACAGATGTTGGTAATTTAACAGTTAGTCGTTATTCGTCAGCAGGGCAGTCGTCTCCAGATAATGGATATACTTCTGGTGGTATAAACCCTTCACCAGCAGTTCTCAATACTATTGATAAATTTCCATTTTCTACCGATGCTAATGCTACCGATGTTGGAGATATGACGTTAACAAGGTTATATGCATCTGGGCAAAATAGCGACACTTATGGATATAACTCAGGAGGTCGGACAGAAGGTGGAGGTGTTACTAATGTTATTGACAAATATCCATTCAGTTCTGATGGAAATGCAACAGACGTCGGTGACTTAACTGGAACAAATAATTCTTATCTAATGGGTGGTTCTTCTTCAACTGTGAGTGGATATAAAGCCGGTGGTTATCCTACTACGAATAACGAAATTGAAAAATTTCCATTTGCTACAGATGCTAATGCCACAGACGTCGGTGACTTAACTGCTGGTAAATATTCAGTAGCATCTGCACAGGTATAATCAATGACAATCAGTCTCTCACAAATGATTGCAGATCTCAATGCGAAGATCGCTGCAGCGGATTCAAATACTCCGATTGCTACTGTTCTGCAATATGTGACTGATGCTGAGAGACTTGGTGGTGGTCAGATCATTTATGATAGTTCTGGTGTATTGCCTACAGATGATGCATATGAAGGAATGATTGCATATGTTGCTGACTCTGCCACATTGAAAGTTCGTGGGGATTATGGGTGGGCTGGAATTGCTGATAGCGCAAGTGTAGAACCTTATGTATTTCCGGGATCAACAAGCGGATATGCATCTGGCGGATTCTTTTGGCCGGGTACACCGCCTGTTGTTTATAGTAATACTATTGACAAGTTTCCATTTACAGCTGATGCTAATGCTACTGATGTAGGTGATCTAACTGTAGGTACTACATATAATACTGGACAGTCATCAAAAGTAAGTGGTTATTCATCCGGAGGAGCTTCTCCAAGCATTCCAGCACCTGCTTCTAATGTTATTTCAAAGTTTCCATTTAGTGTTGATGCTAATGCTACTGATGTAGGTGATCTAACTGTAGGTAGAAACTTCAGTGGAGGACAATCGTCAGAAGTTAGTGGTTATAATTCTGGTCAGTCTGGCAACACCGTTATCGATAAGTTCCCATTTAGTACTGATGCTAATGCCACAGATGTCGGAGATTTGACTGTTGGAAGAGATGGTTCTGGTCAGTCATCATCAACAGATGGGTATCACAGTGGTGGTTTTGGTTCTCCTTCAACAACATACAACACAATTGATAAATTTCCATTTTCTACTGATGCTAATGCAACTGATGTCGGTGATTTAACACAATCTAGAGGACAATTAGCCGGACAATCATCATCTGTGAGTGGATATGCATCTGGTGGTAGAATTTATCCTGGAGCCGCATTCTCTAACATAATTGATAAGTTTCCATTCGCAACTGATGCTAATGCTACTGATGTTGGTGATTTGTTAGTATCAACGTTCAGGTTAACAGGACAAAGTTCAACAGCAAGTGGCTATGCTACTACATATTATGATCCGGCAGTTAGTCCATCTTATTCTACTGCTATTGAAAAATTTTCGTTTTCCGTTGATGGAAATTCGTCTGATGTAGGCGATTTGACAGTTGGAAGATATGGCGGATCAGGACAACAGGTGTAAACAATGTCAGTAGATCTCTCACTCATCATTGCTGATCTTGAAAATAAAATTGCGGCAGCTGATTCGAATACACCTGTCTTGAATCTTCTTCAGATGGTAACTGCTGCCGAGCGTTTGACTGGCGGTAAGAATGTATATGATAGTGCTGGTGTTCTTCCGACTGGAAATGAATACATAGGTACTATCGCAATGACTGCTGATGGTACGATTCGAGTTTATAGTGGTGAATCTGGAGGATGGGATACATTAGATAGTAGTAGTTATACTGCGCCTGTCCCTCCTTGGACATTCCAAGGATCTACAAGTGGCTATGTCACTGGTGGCAACAGTCCTACTACTACTAATGTTATTGAAAAATTTTCATTTGTATCTGATGGTAATTCAACAGATGTTGGAGATTTGACTAGAAATATTTTAAATCCAGGTACTGGAGGATCTTCTTCAACAGATGGATATCAGCTATCTGGTGGAAATCCGGGACAGGTCGTGACTGTCGATAAGTTTTCATTTGCAAGTGATGGTAATGCTGCGACTACTAACAATCATGTTGCACATAGTTCTAGCAGTTATAGTTCTAGTGAATATGCAGCATATCAAGTTGCTGGTGTCAATCCTTGGCCTGCAGGATTTACTACTAGAATTTCTAAATATGAATTTGCAGCTGATACGTCAAATACAAATGTAGGAGATACAGCTACAATTTCACTCAATTCTTATGCATGCAACTCTGGCACGGTTCTGTATGCATATGGTGGAGCTAATGCAGCGATCACAACGATAAATGCTATCGAAAAGTTTCCTTTTGCCACAGAAGGCACAATGACTGATGTTGGGGACTTAACTGTTGCTCGAAGATTTGGAGGAGCAGCAGGGCAAGGTCAAAATTCGAGTTCACATGGATACGCGTCTGGAGGAACTCCTTGGCCATCCGCAACTATTCATAATACCATCGATAAATTTTCTTTTGCATCTGATGGCAATGCAACAGATGTTGGTGATACAACAGTGTCTGCATTCGAAAAAAATGGAACTTCATCTACAGCCAGTGGATATGGCGCTGGAGGAGATCTAGGTCCGGCAGTCACTAACGTTATCGATAAATTTCCTTTCAGCACCGATGCAAATGCTACTGATGTAGGAGATCTACTCATTGCTCACAAAACAGAAGGCGCTATGCAGGTGTAATCATGCCAATTAATGTAAAAGGATTATTTGAAACTCTACAGTACAAGGCGAATAATATTGATTCGTCTACGAGTACTGCTGAGATTCTTGATACTCTGAAAGCAATTAAACTTGCTGATGGCAACACTATTATCTCTTATGATAGTGATGGTGCATTACCTGATGCCACAACAACAAATATTAAATTAGCATATGTAAAGTCTGCCGGTATCATTAAATTTAATAATGGTACATGGGATACATTGACTGGATCATTGGACGGAGCAGCAGCTGCAGGCCTTGTTGCTCAAGGATCTGTAGCTTCATATACTTCGGGAGGAAGTGTACCTCCGGGATCAAATATTATTGACAAAATACCATTTTCTACTGATGGTAACGCGACTGATGTTGGGGATCTGTTATCGGGAGTTTACGCAGCAACAGGAATTCGCTCAACTACTCATGGATATGTTGCTGGAGGAGCTACCCCATCATATTCTAATGTTATTCAAAAGTTTTCGTTTTCGGTTGATGAGAATTCTACTGATGTAGGAGATTTAACAGTAACAAGTTATACTTCAGCAGCTGCTGAATCAACGACACACGGATACGTTTCTGGAGGAGAGACTCCTAGCCGTATTAATGTTATTCAGAAATTTTCTTTAGTTGCTGATGCTAATGCTACAGATGTTGGAGATTTAACAGATGATAGATCTGAACTTGGTGGTAACGGATCAACTACTCACGGATATGTTGCAGGAGGTAATGCATTTCCCGGGCCAGATGCTCAGCATTCAATGATTGAAAAGTTTCCATTTAGTACAGATGGTAACGCAACTGATGTTGCAGATTTGTCAAGTGCAAGATATGGAAACTCAGGTTCTAATTCAGAGACTGATGGATATTCAGCTGGAGGCAGAGCTCATCCTGGAGGAGCACAATTAAATAGTATTGATAAATATCCATTTGCAACTGATGCTAATGGTACAGACATAGCCGATATTACTTTGGCGCGTGCTCAAGGCGCTGGCACATCTTCAACAACACATGGATATACATCTGCTGGATATAATCCAGCGATCGGATCACCAAATCGTTCTAATACAGTTGACAAATTTCCTTTCAGCACTGATGAAAACGCTACAGATGTTGGGGATCTAACAAGCGCTCGATGGGCTCCAGCTGGACAGGAAAGTTAAATGACAATTAGTTTAACAGAAATTATTGCAGCACTCGAAGCAAAATCAAATGCCACTGATTCATCGAGTTCTATTTCAGATATTCTAAGACTTACACGAGCATCTGAACAAGTAAGTGATGGTACTATATTGTATGACAGTGCTGGCGTAATGCCAACTGATTCTGTATTTATTGGAACACTTGCTGCCACTTCTGCTGGTACAATTTATTTTTATAATGGAACAGCATGGAATGCAGTTGATAGTGCTGAGACTATTGAAACCTATTCATTTCAAGGTTCTGTGAGTGGATATAATGCTGGAGGTATATCCCCATCAAGCTCACCAACTACTGTAGATACTATTGAAAAATATTCGTTTACATCTGATGGCAATGCTACGGATGTTGGGGATTTAGTTAATGTTGCATCAGCAGCAACTGGTCAAAAGAGTTTAACTCATGGATATAGTTCTGGAGGAACTTCATTTCCGGGATCTACATATCTTAACACAATTGAAAAATATGCTTTTGCGACTGATGGGAATGGAAGTGATGTTGGTGACTTAACAACAGCTAATAGAATACAAACCCCAGCTGGAGCATCTTCTTCTGAAAATGGATATACTGCTGGAGGTACTGTTAATCCGGGTTATACCAATGTTATAGACAAGTTTTCGTTTAGTGTTGATGGCAATGCAACTGATGTTGGTGATCTAACTGAGAGTAAAAATAATACTACTGGTCAATCATCAAGTACTCATGGATACAGATCAGCAGGTGGAACTCCTATAGTAAACACTATTGACAAATTTTCATTTAGTGTTGATGGTAATGCTACAGATGTTGGAGATCTGTTATTTATAGTATACCAACATGTTGGTCAAAGTTCAACTACTCATGGATATGTGTCAGGAGGAACACCTCCAGGAGAAAGAAATGATATTCAAAAATTTCCGTTTTCAGCCGATGGAAACTCAACAGATGTAGCAGATCTAGCGGTTGCTATGAGAAGGGGTTCGGGATCATCATCTACGACTAACGGATATACTGCTGGAGGCAGAAGACCCGCAATTGCAAACAATATCGATAAGTTTCCATTTGCATCGGACACAAATGGCACAGATGTCGGAGATCTAACAGCCGTAGTTGAACTTGGATCGGGTTCACAATATTAATATATAATACTATACAATTTAATCTTTGAGTTTAATTATGAAACAATTGCATTTTTGTGGTGGTCTTCCGAGAACAGGTTCTACTGTTCTGATGAATATACTACAACAAAATCCAGAAATCTTTACAACTGCATCAGATGTCTATCCTGAGATTCTAGCAGAGCAGATTCTTGTCAAGTCTCGATATAAAGAAAAGTTTCAAGCGATGTCTTGCAAACAGGCAGATGATGCTATGTACGGACTTGTACAGGGTGGAACAAAAGGTTGGTATGAAGGTCTTTCAGATAAACCAATCGTAATCTCAAAGTCTCGATCTTGGTCCGGACTTCATCATCTCTTTCCCAACTCAAAACATCTTGTCCTTGTCAGAGACCTTCGAGATATTGTAGAATCGTTTGATCGAGTCAATCAAAAAATTAAAGCACTTCATACATATTCAGATGATAATACAATGTATGGATCGATGTCTGAAGAAGAGAAATATCATTATCATTTCAATGAACCAAATGCTTTTTCTATTGCATTGAAACATGATATTCAAAAGTATATTAAGATGTTTGACCCAAAGAAGATTAAGTTTGTTAGGTATGAAGACTTTCTCAAAGATCCAATTTATATGTTAAAAAGAATTTATGAGTTTCTCGATGTTGACTACTATAATCATGACTTGAATAATATTGAACAGTCAACAATGTTTGAGCATGATAATGCTTACTTTCGAGAAAAGACAGACCATGTTGTACAACCACAGATGATTTCGTGGTCTGAACCTAAACGAGTACTCTCAGATAGCTTTCACAAGGGAGTTATAGATAATCATATGTGGTTTTATAGAGCATTTTATCCAGAGGTATTATAATGAACACAGCAGAATATTTTAAGAAGAACAAGTACATTTACTTGTCGAACGTAGTCAGTCGTGAAGACTGTGGCCAATTAACAGACTATATGTTTAGTCTACATGAACAGGGGAAACTTGTCAAGGACGAGCAATGTCCTGTTTCTGATAGTGTATACGGTGATCCGATTCTTGATGGATTACTTGAAAAACTTTGTGAACCACTATCAGCACAACTTGGTATTGAACTGGCACCTGCATACACATATGCAAGAATCTATCGTCCTGGTGAGATTCTAGTCAAACATAAAGATCGTCCATCATGTGAGATTTCGGGTACGATGACTCTTGGATTCGATCCAGGATCAGGTATCTGGCCAATCTATATGGGTAAATCAGATGATGATGTAGTAGGTTCACAACTTGAGATTAATGTCGGTGATCTTGTCATGTATCATGGTAATGAACTATATCACTGGCGTCCTGAATATAAAGGTAAGTGGCAGGTTCAGGTTTTCTTACATTATGTTGATAAGAATGGTCAGCATGCTGAATGGGCATATGATAAGAGACCAGAACTTGGTGTAGATAAATCAGCTGCACGACTCGTAGAAAAACCAGTACAACAACCCGCATCAGCACCTGTGACTGAACTGAATTCTCAGGTAATTACTGATGGAGTGATGATTCGCACATGTGATGATGTATTCCCGGGTGCTGCGACATATCATAGTGGATTCAAACCTGAACACACTTTCTCACCAGAAGAGTGTCAGCGTATTCTTGATTTGAATAACAAACTTTATCCTGTCAAGTCGACTGTCGGGTCGGGTGAATCAGAAGGAACATATGATCCAAAGATTCGTGCAGTCGATACCTATAATATTGAATATCGCGAAGATACAAAATGGATCTTTGATAAGATTGCTGCAGCAGTTGGTAATGCAAATGCAGAATATTATAAGTTTGATCTTCTTGGTATTACTCATGCACTTCAACTTCTTCATTATAAGAGTGAAGAGAATGGCCACTATGATTGGCATATCGATTGTGGTGATGGCAAGTCTGCTACAAGAAAATTATCTTTGTCAATTCCTTTGACAGATCGTAGTGCTTACGAAGGTGGTAAACTTGAGATCAATAACAATGGTAATATTGTTCAAGCAGTTGATGAGCAAGGTTCTATTTCATTCTTCCCGAGTTATCTCGTTCACCGTGTATCACCTGTTACAAAGGGTGAGCGTTGGGTAATTGTTGTCTGGGTACATGGACCGAATAGGTTCAGATAATGGATAAATTTTCGGAACT